TCACGCACGGCATTGATGAGCTTTCCGAAGGACCTACCGAAGTTGACAGCATCACCTTTGACATAGTCTGCTGCACCCATTACAGGCCTCCTACAGGTTAAAGAAACGATACAACGCTGTCCTCACAGCGCTGACGTATTGATCCCGCCAGTCCCTTGAGTCCCAGCTCACCTCACTGAGAAAAGCCGGTTCAAGTATAGCAGCGGGAATATTGGCAGCATGGAGCTTCCTCAGGATCCTGAAGCTCTTATGCTTGAGCCCTCTGTCACTGTTCCCCAGGACCTCGAACTCATTTATCAAGCACTGCCCGAGTCTCCTGGTCAATGGTCCGGGGAAGCGTCTGATGAAGACCTCATGTCCCTCAGCTGCTCCCTTCGCGCTGTTGATGTGGAACTCTACTGCAGCATCTACCTTGTCTCTGATTGCCCAGGCAACTCTGATGTCAATGTTCCCCCAGCCTCCGAGGAAGGACGGAGGACTGATTTTACTCACTGTCTGGATCAGATCCCAGGGATGCTCCTTCTCGTTCACTCCTATCAGTACCGGATGCAGGATCCCGTCCCTCTCGAGCATCTGAGTGAGCTTGAGTGCATCCATGCACGCGAGAGTCCACTCATCTCGGTTCGGGATCTGAGCTCCCGTACCAGATCCGAAGTGTCCTACTAGAATCCCTACCTTTTTCACTAGGTCCCTCCTAGATCTCCTTCTACTACATCTGACTCTCCGTTGTCAACAGAAGAGAATACGGTGCCATGTCTAGCTGAGCACGCGCTCTGAGTAGATGCTATTCGAGCCTGATGTATATTGAGTCTTCTCTCGTGCCGAGCAAGTCTGGTATCCCCCGCACTCAACCGCGCCTTGATCCACTTCATGTCAACCTTCAAGGCTATAAACTGGGCAACCACTACCACCAGGTTAGTCCCTATTGCAATCATGACCGGCGCTGAGATCTCCATATCACCCTTTCTATACAATTAAATGCTGAACTTCTCGCCCGGTCCTACTCTCAGAGCAGTGGATCCGGTAATGAGATCCCGGAGAGGTATCTTGATTGTCTGATGTATTGCAGTACTCGCTGCAGCGGTCACCCCTCCCTCTGTGAGAGCAGGCATGATTGACTCTGTCCAGTCCCCTGTGGTTGCTACCCGTCTCCCGTAAGCAACAGCAGTGCTGAGCGCCAGGTTGACATAGGGGATTGCATTGTTCGGGACTCTGCTCATCCCGTGCTTCACTGCAGCTCCGGCTGCTACATTAATCAAGGACTCAGGCTTCGCTACAGCAATGACCACAGGAGCAGCAACCTTCGCTACTGCTGTGACGGCCTTACCTAGACTCTTGAAAAATCCCATCGGTCTCCTCCTTTACACTGACAACCAAATTAAACACTCAATGCGAACCAGTACAGAGCTACAGCCTCCATGATTGTCTTCCTGTCTGCAGCTGAGATGGTTCCCGTGAATATACAGAGCTCATGGAAGTCTCCGTCCCACTCGAGGGATCCAGTAGGTGTCTCAGCGAACCTGAGCCTGGTGTTGTTCGGGTAGGTGATGTCAGCAGGTGTCCAGGACTTCACTGAAGTCACGTCATCATTATGGTACCCCTCTCCCTGCTGGTAGTCAAGGAACCAGACGTTCTTCCCACTATTGCTCGGGTTGTTGCCGGGATCCGTTCCGATGGATCCATTGACACCGATGATCCAGCCCGTGCTGTCTGTTACCATCCCCCAGCGGAAATAAGGGGAGACATGACCAGCGTCATTGTGAGGGATGGTCATGATGTAATCGTTCCCCGTGGTCTCCTTCGGTCCGATTGCGAAGCAACAGTTCGGACGGGTGACCATGTAAGGACGGGAAGTAGATGCTACCGTATCGAACAGAGACTCCGTGCCTCCCTCGAAGTCGATGCACGGTCTCCCAGTCTCAGAGAGGGAGTGCCTGAGTCGAGGTTGTTCTGAATCGCTCTCAGGTTCCAGGTGAGCTCCGTTGCCTGACTGGTCATAGAGCACAACAACTCGAGCTTCTCCCTTCGTGTACCACCACTCGAGGTTGCCGTCTGTGTCTGCATAGAGATCTATCTCACTGTCATCATAAGTGTCCCGGATAGTCACCAGAGGTCCAGAGTACCCGGAGTCAAGCTGTCTCAGTCCCCAGGCTCCCACTACAGTCAGCCCTGAGATGGTGTCATACTTCATTGCTGTCGTAGGACTGACCGTGTTCGCTTTGAAGGAGGCATTGTCGAAGACAGCGTCAGCTCCTCCAGCCTCGAGCTTGATCCTCAGGATGGTTGCAGTGGAGTGAATAGGTACTGGGATCTCGATCAGTCCCCACTTTCCGACATCTGCCGGAGCTTCAAGAGGAGTGGAGATGGTATCAAGCAGGGCAATCCCTGTCCTGAGTTCCAGGATGACTTGACTGGTTGATGTATCGTTCAGACCTCCTCGGTAGATCCTGAACACTCCAGCGCTTCCTCCATAGGATCCTACACTCACGTCCTGCCAGAGCCCTCCGCTTGTAGACTGAGCATGGTCAGTTCCTGGTGGGATTGGATCAAGAGGATACTCTGTAGTCTCACCACTCCAGGATCCCCCCACAGGAACCCATCCTGAAGTACCTGACTCGAAATCTCCGTTAGTCACCAGCTCTGAGGAGAGGTTCTGATAGTATGCAAAGTTGAACTCAACGAGATCAGGAGTCCAGCTTGCTAGTCCTCCCACCTCTGCCTCGAGTTCTACACGAACAACTCCTGCTCCTTCAACTCCTGTGAACTGTATAGGAAGACTTGCATAGGTGAGCCCGGTCTTTTCCTCGAGCTCCACTCCATCAAGATAGAGTCTCGCATTGTAGGTTGTGGATCCTTCCGGTGTGTCTGAGGAGTCATTGACAAGAACAACCTGGTCAGGAGAGGTCCTGTTCCTCTGGTAGAAGTCAGTGATGTCAACCGTGTTCTGTCCTACTACCTCAATCGGACATCTGATACTCTCGATCTCCAGCATGTCAGGAGGGAGCGGTCGATCATAACGCTGATCCGTTGTGATATTGCTTGCAACTACATCATTGATGTCCTGAGCATCCTGGTCACTATAGCTGAGAAATTTATAGTAGATTATATCCTGGTCATCTCTGTAATTTCTGCTCCACCAGTCAAGGCTGCTAAGGAAGAAAATTACATCCCCGTCCACATGGTTCTCGAACTGAGTGTCCAGGAGAGCTCGGCGTACCGTCTTCAGTTCATAGACTCCGTCACCTAGACTGGTGTGAGTCTCATAAGCAAACAGCTCACCGTTTATGACACAGAGGTTCCTCCCCTCTCTGACTCCAGAAGTGTCGGTGTCCTCAAGTATATCTTCCTCTTCCCACCAGCCGAAATAATCATCAGGGCTGGGATCCGTTTCTCTGACTGTGATCTTGTCAAGGACTCCGTTAGGCTGTCCCATGTTAGTGTGAAGATCTCCGTCCAGGAGAGCAGAGTGGGTGAAGTTCGGCTGATCGAGATCCACAGCAAGGTCATCAACGAAGCTGTCATCTGATGTAACAAAGTCATAAGTCTGCATCTCCCCAGGGTTCCTAGCAAGTCCCCAGAGGAACGAACTATCTGCAGGGATCTCAAGGTCCCTGACCTGCTGCAGGATCCAGTAGGGACACTCCATCACCTTGAAGTCCGTGATAGGGACCACAGTCCGAGGGATCTCATCCCAGAGAGTGTCCTCAGGACCCGTGTAGAGAGTATTCGATGCAGCGAACTTGTCCTGTAGAACGTCTACTACTATCTTCCCATTGAGAAGTTCCCCGAGGTTGAAGCGCTGACATCTCATCACTATATTGCTGAGACCGTAGTCATCCCAGGAGAAGACGAAAGGATCCCCAGGACGGAGCTGACTGCCCTCCCTGTTCATCTCCAGTGCAGCCTTGAACAGTGGGACACTGAGCTGAGAGAGCTCCCTAGTTGCGAGCTTGACTGCAGTGGATCCTTCCGTGCATCCGGGGAAGGACATGGTTGCACTTCTGATCCTGCCCTGCATATTGATGTTTGCCATGTCCTGAGCGAACGCGGAAGCCTTTTCATACTTCTTGTCCCTATATGTGAAAGTTGCTCTGACCTGGTTGACTGTCTCTGCCCAGCTGGTTCGGCTGAAGTCTCTTACAGCGTGCACATTGCTCTCATTGAAGACAGGAAGATCTTCGATGACGTAGTCTTCCCGGATCAACTTGACTACTATCTTCCCTGTCTCAGGGTCCTGGTAGAGGATCCCATCTATCTGCCTGAGCACTTCCTCCACAATAGACTTCGCGTCATTAGCTGCACTCACTACAAAGCTCATCCCGTTCCCCTCGGTTGCCAAAGTAGCACCGGCAGCAATCCAGGACGTTGTATCAATACTCGAAGGATCAGCTCCTACACCTCCCCAGGACTCTGTGAGTGCAGCATAGAGGACCTCCATAGGATTAAGATCATCTCCTATAAGAAGATCCCCAGGATCCAGACCGAGCTCATCAGGGTATCTCTCAAGCTCAAAGCTAAGAGGACGGAGTGATGGACTTGTTCCGATGTAGGGCCTATGGAAGACTATGTGAGCAATCCCAGCGTACCCTGGGACATCAGCGCCTATTGCACTCTCAAGGTAAGAGTTCCTTGCCTGAGAGAACTCCCCACCATAGTAGGTGCAGTATCCGGCGAAGCCTCCTCCGCGCTTACTTCCTCCGAAAATGCCGCTCTTCGATATTGAGAATCCTGTAGGAGCTGGTCCTAGTCCTACTCCAGTTTGATAGAGGAGCTTCTTCTCACACCAGATCTTCTTGAGCACTACTCCAGGACCTAGACATAGAGCAAGATGGAACCCCACATAATACCGGTATCCTGTGGTCACCTTCTCTGAGCTGAACATCCCTGTCTTGACCTTTTTCTTCGTTGCTCTTGTTCTGAAATCTCCGTACCAGATACAATTAGGGGACCTCAATCTCACCCTGCCGAAGATAATAGGAACCGGAGATCCTTCGTCTGCAATAGGCCAGCGTATATCACCGAGCTTGCCTGGTCTCGCGTTCTCCAGGTCAGGCTTCGGAGTGAGGAACACAGAAGCAAAGAAGCTGACTGCAAACATTATCAAGGTGAACCAGATCATAACTCACTCTCGAATGGGTTGTCCGCTGGTACGTAAGGGAACCCACCATAGTTGATGGAATTGCTGAATTTGTCCTTGCACGTTGAGAAGGCGTGATTGCACCCTGCGAACAGGGACACGTTGTCTCCCACTTCGGCATTGAAAAATGGGAAGTTTATGGTGATGACATCAGCGACATTGTCAATGATAAGACGGCGCTCGTTCTTCGATGTGTTGATGATCTCCCCCGCCTGAAGGTAGTTGTCATCGAAGCCGTCAGCAACTACATCCACAGTGCCTGTTCCTATTGCACTGATGGTTGTGTCTTGCTGATAGGAAGCCTTCACCAGCTTGCAGCGGTCATCATAGAGAACGTGGTTGCACATGTTCTGATAGTACACGCTCGGGACTTCTCCATTGAGGATGACGGTGAAAATACTAGGGACAAGGATCTTCACACTATGCCCCGTACTCGAGAATGAGGTGACAATGCCCTTCCACACAATAACCCAGTCCGTTGCAGGATTGGTTCCTTCATGATACCTCAGGATCTCAACAGTGAGATCTGGAGGAGACACCTGGAAGGCATAGTCAGCAACCAGAGGGAGATCAAAGGGGACCTCAAGCTCGAGCTCTAGGTTGCTATCTTCCTGGGTTCCTGTGTTGATTGCCTGTCTGGTGATCTCAGCTGTGGTGTATACCTGTCCGCTGATAGTGACATCAAGCTCCGCGCTGGTATAGTAGTAGTTCTCGAAGGTGCCGGTGAATCTGTATGCTTCTACCGGGGAACCATCATGAGCACTCTGTTCTGTGTCTTCATAGACTGTCACTGGTCTGTTGTCCTCACTGCAATCTCGAGTATTGTATACATCTCAAAGTGACTCAGCTGGACCTCATCGGAGGCCAGTCTCACCTTGTTCAGGAAGGAGATGGTGAAATTCTCTGCCCAGTTGAAACTCAACGGGAGGGGATCATTCAAAGTGATCTGGGTGATCCCTCCAGGTAGATCAGCAACAGCATCAACCTTCCTGTATATTATCTCCCCGGAAGAGTTCCAGAACTGCAGCCTCTTGTATGTATCATGAGGCCAGTACTGACTTCCATAGTTCGCTCCCTCGATCTGAAGCAAGTAGTCCCCAGGGTTCGGAGTCTGAGCAAGAAAGAGATCCTTCCTGAAAGTAGGAAGTAGGAAGGGCTCCCTCATCCCCACCAGCGCTGTGAGGAAGTCCCTCCAGTAGTCCATCTCAGCCGGATCTCTTCTCCTGGGGATGGTGAATTGTCGCATACCTCCTATGAAGGCGTGCAACCAGGCTGAGCGCTGGTCATGTATACCGGATCCAGTATCGAAGATTGTGGGATTTATGTCAAACACTTCTGCAGCTGAGTTCCTTGCAAGAGGTCTCCGATCCATCACAGGAAGACTATCATACTCGGTGATGACTGCAGTACTCTCTGGTCTGTCAAAGCTCTCCCTGAACTCTGTGACAGAGGCATGGACTCGGAGTTGTCCAGAGACTGAGGTCATCTGTGGACCTGTTTGATTGTCTAATCTGCAAGAGAAGGCCGGTGCAACTATGTCACCGACATCGATGTCCACAGTGAGAGGACTTGCCAGGGTTGCACCGTCTGACTCTACCTCATCCAGTCTAAGTAGGAAGGACTCATCTGAGGAGCCTCTGTAGATCACAACAAGCTCCCCGTCCCTCATGTCTGTCCGATCCGGGTTGAAGTAGATCTTTGTGTCAGTGATGACACTGGTCTGGTTGATCTTCGTTGAGTACTGATAGAAGGGGATCACAATGGATCCAGCGAGTCTGCTATACCAGCGAGCATATTCACGCTGTCGAGCAATGTCATCCTCGAGCAGGATACTATACTCGATCCTTCTCCGAGGCTGTCTCCTCACGCTGATCCTCTGCTCTGTAGAATCCCAGCCTCCGATCACATCACTCAACCATTCCCAGGTCTCCACAACAGGTTGTTCCGGCTGGATCTTGATCCAGTCAGCAATGCTGGTCTCGAAGAGGAAGGTCCCTGTTCCATAGTCGAAGTTGAAGAGGTACGTTGCACTGATGTCCACAGGAGCGGAGTCTGTGATCTGCAGGTTGACCTCGAGCTCTTCAATGGCATCGAAGTCCCGAGGAGCGGAGAGATCCAGAGTCAGCCCAGCCTGCCCGGATCCTCCTATGGAGTTCATGGTATTCACCGGAGGGACCGGGTAAGCGTTCCAGATGGTGAAGGGGATGTCTGTGTTGAGCTCTGGGTTCTGTGGTCTCATGAAGTTAGGCACACACCAGATCCTATAGTACACGTCACCCAAGTAGAACCGATCCTCCCCTACCGCGTTCGAGGGGAGGGAGGGAACTGCTACATCAGGGACTGCACCGGTATCTGATCCGGTTTCGTCATCAGGGAACAGAGAAGCAGTGACATAGGTACTGGGAACTGCAGCAACCACAGCTCCGGTTGTTCCTATGAACATGTCATCCCACTCAAGTCCCACTGAGAAGGTGATACAGGCATCGAGCGCTGTGCATCGAGCGTCAGTAGAGTGGAAGACTGCTACTCTTCTAAGGGTTGATACTTTCCAGGTTGATCCTGCCACTATCTCTCCCTATTACTGCAGCTCAGGAACAGGCCATCCAGGATCCCCTACTGCCGTGAGAAGATGTACCCTCAGAGTATTATACTGAGCCTTCGTGAGACTCAGTCCGGTGAAGGTGAACCTGTACCTCTTCCATGTTCCACCAGTATCAACCTGAAATGTTCTACTTGAGTGAAACGAGGTGCCTAGATATAAGAGTATAACAAGACCAGGGATCTGAGTAATGTTTGTTGTGTTCAAATATAAATCTACATGAACGGTGTGAACAGTCACCATTGCAGCAGGACCATCAGCAGGAAAAGAGAAAGCGTCAATTTGATAGTTTACTATCTCGTGAATATAGTCAGAGGTATTACCAGGCCAGTTCTCCTCTATCTTCGTATAATGTGAAGTAGGAGAGCTGGGAGTGATGCTCCACTGAGTTGTGATGTCTCCTGTCGGTTTACTAATCTGTTCACCCACTCACGTCCTCCCCTCCATCGATCTTATCCAGTCCCCCCAAAACTTCAGCCGTGGTCAACCCCTCTGCAAGCTCATTCTCATCAGTGACGTGTTTTATCATAAGGTGCACGTTAAACTGTGACCGAGGCTGGATGTCTCGTGTTCTCGGGTTTTCAAGGTCCCCCGGATCTGGTGGTACTTCTCCTGACTCAGTGACCATCGAGACATGCAACCATGTGTTGTCAGTGTCAGTCTCCTTGAAGTCACGAGCAGTGAGGAACTCAGTTTCAGGATCTTCCAGCATGTCTGCAATACGGCGAAGTCCTGCAGCAACCTTTGCAGCATACACGGCATTGTTGATTGGAGTGAGGGCTGTGTCCCTGGTTCCGTAGTGTACTATGTAGATCTGTCCCACTATATCCTCCCTCTTATGAAGGATCTACCAAAGTCATTTTTATTTCTAGCGAGTCCGCTTGTGTCTTCGTCAATGTGAGTCCTGTCCAGCTCTTAGTCACTTCTGCAATCACACGCTGTCCACCGAGATCGGTAGAGTTGATTGTCTTCGGGTTCCCAGTGACAGGAGTTCCTCCTGAGTGATACAACCTCAACTCGATGTAGGAGTCTGTCTCTCCGTCATCGTCATCAACCCAGCCCCTCCAGTTCACATCTATCCTGGTGATGACTCCGCCAGTAGCAGCAGCTGAGAGGTTCCCCAGCGCAAGCTGTTCTGCATTGCCTGGTGTCTGAGTCTCCAGAGCGTCATCGTCACTTGGTGTGGACCCTCCGAGTACCGTCCCCTCATCGACTGCCATCCAGTGAATTATCGGAATGCTCGGTATAGTTGTCCACTGGAGCGGACTGCTATCAGAGACAGGAACTACAATCTCAGATCCCATCAAAACTTCTCCTATAAATTCTTCTCATAAGCCCATGCACAATGTGCTGTATTGCATATCTGGACCGGATCTCCACCGACCTTGAGCTGGTCCTTCAACCCCTTCCTCTTCCACGGGAAGATGGTCCATGTGTCAGATCCGAAGTCAAGCTCAGTTGCCGGAGCGAAGTCAGCAATGTTCCCTACACGGATCCCTGGGATCCTTCCGAGGTGAACATGAGAGCCTCCACTCACCGTCTCCTGGAACAACCACGGGAGCGAGTAGAGCACGTTGCCTCCGGTGGTGAGTTGGTTTCCAACAGGGAACATGAAGTCAAGGATCTTCCCAGGCTCATTAGACCAGTGATCTGCATCCTGGTCAGCCCGTGTCATCACCAGAGTCATCTGAGTCTCTGTTCTATATATCCCCGCTGCAGGGTACCCTACCGGGAGCACTCCACTAGGGACATATATTTGAGCATAGTTCTCATCAGCGAGATGACCGAAGTCATGATAACTTGCAGAAGGATCATGACAGTAGGTGCTCGCGTCCCACCACTCATAATAACCTCCACACGCGAACGCTACATCAGAGTGAGTCTGTCCCATTGCATCAAGGATCCCGAAGCCAAAGTGAGTATACCTCTCTCCCCCGGCTTGAACTACTACATGGATGTAGTCAGGATCAGAGACACCATTCCCTGAAAAGAACCAGACGTTCGTGAGAGATCCATATAGATCGTTGACTAGAATCCTATCAGAGTCAGTGTCCGTTGTCACAATGGATCCAGGGTGTCCCCAGTATTGAGTAGTCCCTGGAGTCAGTGAAGTAGCAAGAGCAGCATTGATGATTGCATCGTTCTGTCCTCCTCCTTTACTGAGAGGGTTCTCACCGGAGCGGGCTCCAAGAGAGATGTGACAGTTCCCTTTGTAGATCCCTATCTGTCTGGGAGGTCCTGCTGCATTGTATGACTGAGTCCAGCCGTCCGCAACAGCGAAAGTCACCAGATCATCGAGAAGGTCATCGTAGTCAGTGCACGAGGTCTGTAGGTAGGACATACTTCTATACCTCCTCAACGGCGAAGAAGTCACCGGGCTGATTGCGAAAAGCCCTCTGAAATAGTTTGAATGTTCGAGCTCCTAGAGTGAGCACCTGTTCTGTCGTTCTATTGAATCCTGTGGTGGAGAAGACTCCCTCGAGAGCTCCTACAGCAGTGAGATCATCCAGATCCACAATGTGACACTGCATCAGAACACTCTCATTGTTAGCGTTCAGCTTCATGGTGTGGAACCCATTTGGTCCCCAGAAGTTCGGGTTGCTCGGAGTGAACGAGGTTTCAATCCTTCCTGTCTTATGAGGCCAGATGAACGGCCTCTGCCCGGAAGCAGGAGCAATGGATACAACAGAGCTGTTCTGGTTCTCAATCTGTACCCAAGTCCCTGTAGTTCTTCTCCTGTACCAGGCAGCTCCACCGGATCCAGGATCTGCAATCATGGAGTTCCTTGCATTGTTCAGATCCGGCGCTTCAATGTCAGGATAACTTGCAATGATTGCCAGAGGGAAGGGGTACTCCGTAGGAAGAGCGAACGGAAGGAAGAAGCCTGCATACATGCTCATGTAGTTCGTTGAGCACTTTGCTACAACTATCACGCGCCGGTCATTAGCATAGAACCAGTAGGTGATGACGTTCTGCCACAGGTTGAAGTAGGTAGGTCCCCCAGCTCCGGGCATGGATCCATAAACCTCCCCGGCATCATAGCCTGTTGCACCGAAGATCTTCCATGAGTAGAAGGCATCTCCTTCATCATGCTCTGTGTTGATATTGATATACACTCGAGCGCTCGCTCCGTTGCCTGGAGCTTGTAGGGAGAGAGTCATGTCCAGAGTGGTGATGAAGTCATAAGTCATATTGAATGTAGCACCGGATCCAGTTCCACCGGTGACACTGACCGGGTTGCTCGGAAGTGCGGAGTACTGACCAGGCTCAGTGACTTCGATCCCGTCAATGACTCCACCGGAGACCGAGGTGACTGTCAAGGTTGTCTGAGTGGTGTAGGTTCCACCGGAGACAGTGAGCACATCATCCACAGCGTATCCGGTGCCTCCACCATTGATTGCAACAGCCGTTGCCTCCTTGTCTACTTCGGTGTACTCGAGCTGAGTCCATCCGGCAGTCCCCACCAGCCAGGTCTGGAGCTTGTCCAGAAGGTCATTGTGGTTCGAGGCTGTTCCTGTAGTTGTTGCCATATTGAGTCTCCTTACATCCTCCTGATTGAACTCATATTTCTTCTCACCGTGTTCATGATGATTTTTTCACCCTCAGTGGATCCCAGAGCAGAAAGGGACGTGGACTGGTCCTCTACATTGACAACCTTCACGTTAACCTGGGGAGCTTCCACATTGACGTTCGGGGACTCTCCTGGACGTGAGACATCTACACGCTCACCAGGAGTAAGTCTCATTGCAACCATTTTGCTGTCCGGTCCACCGCTTCCTCCTACCTTGAAGCCTCCTCCATGCTGGAAGCCTGGGATAGGTACAGTACCACCACCGGCAGATGCTCCACCAGCTCCACCGAGTCCTGGGATCAGGCTCATGAGCAGCTTGTTCATCAGGAGCCTGGTGAGATTTGCCAGGATCCCATCAACGAAGCCCTTGAAGTTCATCTCCCCAGTAGTGATGAAGGATGTCAGAGCGTCCTGAGCTCCGTGGAAGGCATTGACCAGAGTATTCTCTGCAAGGCCTCCTACATCGGTGATCTCGGCCTTGAGACGCTGCAGCCCTCTTTCGAGTCCAGGAGGAAGCAGCTCCCCTCCTGACAGCATAGTCTCCTGTAGCTCCTTGTACTTTAGGATGTACTCCTCAAGAGTGATCTTACCTTCATACAGTAACTGCTTCAATATCTCGGTCTGATATGTGAACTCCATCTGTGGACCCTTGATCTGCATGAGTAGGTTGTTGTAGTCAGCGAGCTGATCGTTTGTGTCTTGTATAGCTTGCCTCTCTCTGACCAGCGCTTCAACAGCAGCTGTCTGTTGAACAGTGAGATCTCCACCAGCAGCAGCTCGAGCTGACATCAGAGCTCGCGTGAGTTCTTGCTCTTCCTGGTTCATCTTGAGCAAGGTGTTCTCTTCCCTCAGTCGATCCAGATACTCATCCATAGCACTTGTCCCAGCAATCCCATAGGTATCCTGCATCTCCTGGAGCTTTGTCTTGTATTGTTCCAGAGAGATAGATCCCTTCTTGAGCAGAGAATCCAGAAGGCCTAGCTGGTGCTCATACTGCTTCTGAGGACCTAAGATCTCATTGAGGAGAGAAGCCTCTTCCCTGAGCACCTGGTTCTGAGCCTCGATTGCTTCCTTCTGCTTCAGGAGATTGATGATTGTCTCTCGTTCAATATCTGTGAGAGGACGCTTTGCAAGTTCAAGCGCCTTCGTGATTGCTGTCTCCTCATTGCGCTTCTCAATAGTCAACCCGAGCAGAGTGTTCTCCCTCTTCATTGCAGCGATATATTGCTCAAGGTTCTTGTTCGCCTGGACTCGAGCCTGTACTTCCCTGAGCTGAGCTCGGATCATCTTCAGTGCATTAGCGTGAGCTCGATCCTGCTGAGCCTCAGCCTCTGCCATTTTCTTGTTCATCTGATCGAACATGAAAGTGAACCCAGCGATTGCCACAGCTCCCACTGCAAGGAGAGGGTTCGCTATGATAACAGCCCAGAGAGACTTGAGTGCTGCTCCCAGTTTCACGGCTGCTATACGGAAGGCAATCGTTGCACCTGATACTCTTCCCATTGAGATAGACGTTGCAGCAGCCTTCGCTGACAGCGCTGTCATACTAGCTGAGAGAGTCACCAGTCCCTGAGTCAACCGTGCAACCAGAGTGATGGCCTGTCCCAGGAGCTGAGGAGCGAACGTGATTGCAAAAGCAATCCCCAGCGCCTTAGTTGTGTGGACTAAGGTGTCCATATTCCGTGCGAGGAACCGAAGAGTGTCAGCAGTACCACGAAGGAACTGAGTGAGCCCTGTCTCTGATCCCGTCTCTCCCATTGCAATGATGACAGCCTCAAACGCTGATTTGACGGCAAAGAGAGCTCCCTTGAGATTGTCATCCATGATGTCTGAGATCCTCTTCGCTGTCCCTGCAGAGTTGTTTAGTTTCTGCTCAAGCTCTACAATCTTCGGGATGTTCTTGACCATGACCTCGAAGGCCGGACCTCCTCGATCACCGAAGAGCTCGAGTGCCTTCCCCGTATCAATCCCAGCATCCTGCAGGCGCTGGAGGGACTGGATCAGCCCTACCTGACTCACACGTACCTCTTCAGCAGATATTCCCATTGCCTTGAGCAGCTTCGTCTCATTAGATGTAGGAGCCTCAAGAGTTGACAGCACTCTCCTGAGACCAGTGCCTGCCATACTTGCCTGAAGCCCTGCATCTGACAGAGCCCCTATTGCAGCAGAGGCCGTCTCTATCTCGATCCCCACTCCAGCTGCCACAGGAGCAACAAAGCTCATTGCATCTCCGAGCTGTCTGACATCGGTGTTTGCTGAGTTAGCTGCAAGAGCAAGAGTGTCTACAACCCTGCCTGCTTCATCGGCCTCCAGACGGAACCCTCGGAGGACATTTGCTGAGATACTTGATGCTTCACCGAGTCCTAAGGCTCCAGCCTGGGCAAGTCGGAGAGTATCATCGATTGTCTCTGCTACCTCTGCAACAGAGAATCCTGAACGAGCGAGGAACTTCATCCCCTCTGCAGCCTGGGAAGCGCTGAACCGGGTAGTTGCTCCGAGATCCTTTGCCACTTCTCGGAGCTGGGTGAAGTCAGCAGCCGTTGCCTGAGTAATAGCACGGACCGTTGACATCTCCTGAGAGAAGTCAGCGAGTGTCTTAATAGTTACACCTACACCGGCAGCGAGACCGATTGCTCCGAAGGTCCTCATGAGCATCCCGTGCAGCTGCTTTGCTCGCTGTTCTACTCCACCGAGAGCTCCCTTGACCTGCTTCGCTCCTCGTTGAGCGCCGGAGGGATCGACCTTTACCTTCACCCAGAACTCAGCCATTATCTACTTCCCCTCTGAAGCAAGTCTCTTCTTCGAGTGCTCCAGATAGACCGCGTCCATTGCACGGAGAGTGAGGACAAACACCGGAAAGAGATCTTCCTCGAGCCCTGCATATTGAGCATAGAAAACAAGATCCCTCCAGGGTATAGGTCCCAGAGTCCAGCCGAAAGCTCGGCACGTACTCAACTCATAGAAGGCTGTCAGATAGAAGTTGTCTCCTGGGAGGAGGATTGGTTCATTCTGCAACCACTCCGGGATTGGTTGACCACGTTCTGCAGCTGCCTTCGCAACAAATCCCTTTTCCTCCCATTCAAGCTCCCACTTCAGCCTTCCTGCAAGTTTTTTGAGGTCGTCTCCGCGTCAGGCATATCACCGGTGACGAAGTTCCTGACAATCGTTGCAAAGTTGCGGACCTTGTCGAAGAGCCAGTCAGGGAGCGCCTCTAGGAACCCCTGACAGTTCTCTTCATTGAAGGGGACATCCTTGCCCTTGTCATCCTTCACGTTCTTCCAGCCCTTGACTATGTACTTCGCATAGAGCACACGGTCATTGTCTCGATTGTCCTTTATCATTGAGGTATCGAAGTTCTGCTCCTGGATGTTCCTCATGTTCTTCCTGGATCTACGGAGCAGCCCGTTGAAATATCCCTTGTTCACCTCGGTTGCAGGAGCGAGGAACAAAGTAGGGGACGTTCCGTCTGGGTTCTCAATGTCATGCAGTGTGAGCTCAGCGGTCATCTCATCGTTGAGCTCGAGTGCCTTCAGCTGATTAAACGACATTGTCATGTCGGTCTCCTTTGTGGTCTCCTGTGAGACTCTCTTCCGACTAGAGCCTCATATCTATCTCACCTAGTCCTACGAGCTGGGCAGGTAGGGGAAGAGCGAGATACCGATTGATGTCCCGAGTGTCGGATCCTCGAACGCTTGCGCCGGTGTATTCATGAGCACCGTCTCGTTCTCCGGGAGTTCCTTGTCTCCTCCACCGAGCGTCATAGCGGGGAGATCGAAGAACAGACCACCGTCATCATTACGCAAGCTGAAGTCCATAGTGACGGTAGTGTTTGCCCGTATCGCTGCAGGGACTGCCTTGTTCGTGAACAGGACCTGAGCCTCGATATTGACATCGAAGTTCCCCACGTTCATGAAGACTGCTCCCAGATTAGCGAGCGCCTTCTCCGGGGAGGCATTGTTGTTGAGCGTCAGAGTGAGGCTCTTGAAGTAGGTAGTGAGCCCGGTCTCATCTACCTCGGTGATCCTCAGACGTGCAATGTCAGCTGACGTATTGAACGCCGTTGTCTGCACCGGAAGCAGCGGAGTGTCCGCTCCTGTAGCACGCGAAGTGTCAGGAGGCTCCGTGTCCGTTCCCACGAAACCGAAGGAGCACGTTGCCTTGTCAGCGAGAGGGAGACTGAAGGCCAGGGTGTTGCAGTAGTTCCCCTTCGCGTACTCATAGCAATCAGTTCCCACTGCTTCGAGATCCGGCAGTGTGAGCTCGAACTGATAACTTGCTTCATCATAGTCCACGTCATCCACTGAGACGTTACGGATGAAGTGTCCGAAGTAGACGTGGATCTCTTTCGCTGCTCCGTTGTCGGTCTGGTAGGTGCTGGTCTTCTTGTCGAGAGTGAGCTCGTTCGCTGCTATTGCAGTGATCCTTGCCCAGCCTCTGTTGACACTGCTCGAGATGTCCAGAGCGAACCGGTTCAGCGTAGCAGTACCGCCGATCCAGATCACCTGACCGACCGTGAGGTCGAGAGTGGTGAAGTCCAGGACAGTGCTGATGAGGTTACCGCTTGCATCGATCTCGAGGTCACCCGCCGCTCCCTCAAATCCACAGACCTCTATCCGTGCATTGTCTGGTGGGGATCCCTCTGTCACCAGGTCTTCCTCAACAGCAATAGCTGTTCCTGTGGAACCAGCTGCCACAGTCTTGAGACCGTTGTTGTCAGAGTTTGTGAAACCTCGGCAGTAGATGAGCTGTCCTGCAGCGAGGTCTCCGTTCGCGCTGACATCATACTCCTCTGCCGTTCCATCAACTCCGGTGATGGTGTCTGTCTCCTGGTCCCCGTATACGTTCGGTCCGTTCGGAAGAGCGAACACGAACGCTGCAAGGAACGTGGTGACGTGTTCCATTGTGAGATCAGCCTCGAACTCGACTGCACTGTCGAGATCGGTGATGGTCCCCTTCTTTCGCTGCCGATCCTTTGAGATAGGATTTCGGGAAACCGTGTTGATGGTTGCTCCGTAAGATCCTATACTGTTCGGTTCGAGCAGCTCCCACTTCGGACTCCCTGGGAGTACAGCGAGAGAATCCTCTCGAGCGACTGCCAGTGAAACCGTGTTAGTTGATACCTTGCTCATCGAAGCTACACCTCCTACTTGATCTCATCATAGGTAAAAGGTACCGTGACATTGCCTCTTCTCCAGGTCCCGTCAGACTTGTTCTCATCAGGTCTTTCACGGTATTGTCCAGCATTAAATGCTACTTGACTGATTGTCTTCCCTTCATAAAGGTCGAGGGCTGTCTTGCCCAGCGCGTCCAGCCGCAGGAGACCTCGATCAGCTTGGACAAAAATCTGAATCAAGACGAACCCTCGACTCCTGAACACTCGGTTATTAATACCACCGAGCGTGTGCTGATCTCTACCTGCCTGATGGACAGAGAGACGGATGTACTCAGCTTTTCCCTTAGAGTCGAAGCTCTCACCATCGAAGGTGTACGGAACAGTAGGAGACGGAGGTGACCAGTTACTCACAAGGTATTGATAAATTATCTCCCTTGCTTCGTTTATTGTCACTTCAGGATCCTCCTGTTCGACTCTTCGACAACTCGATCAATGATCTCTTCGATGAAACCTGCCGGAGCCTGGTCTGACTTACCTGCATTAAGTGACTCGATGTATGGCACGTTGTTACTTATAAACACAGGACCGTCACTGAGCTGGTACTGACTAGCAACCGCTGCCATTCCAACTTCTTGTTGTCCAGTATTGAAGGAGTCCCTGGTACCTATCGGACCCTCAAATGGTGTACCTATATTGAGGATCCAGTTTGCTCTTGCCCAGCCGGTATCCACAGGAGTCTTGTCTATCAGTCCCTCGTTGATGTCGAGAGCTATGATCTTGACTTCCTTCTGTAGAGCCCGAAAGAACTCCCCCATCACCCGGTCCGCTTCTGCTCCCATCAGTTTCTACTCAACGATCTCTTCAGGCCTGACCTCCGTGGTCTTTTTGACCTTCTTCAGTCGTTGCGCCTCCTTTGAGGTCACCGAGAGACGGTGCTTCCCGCTCTTCGTGGTGACCTTCCATCCCCCGGATCCTACACTCACTACCTTGTGCTTCTTCGGATTGAATTTGAAGCTCTGAGGATCCTTCTTCTCAGGCTCTTCAACCTTCTCTTCAGGTTCCTTCGTCTCCTCATCCTTCTCCTCAGATACACCAGGATCCTCAGCTCCCTCTCCTGTTGTGGTCTCCTTCTCTTCCTGCTCGATCTCATCGATCACAGGAGTCTCTGGTTCCACAGGAGGAGCTTCAGGCTCTTCAGCCGGTGCAGGACCAGGGTCAATGAATCGCCCTTCATAGAGCAGCTTCAGCTTGCGTGCTGAACAGCTCAGCTGTCTCCAGGGGAACTCATCACCCGGCGCGTAGTCCCGGCCATGAAACCGGAACCCGCGCCGAGCGTGATACTCACCTGTCTGAGTGAAGGGCTGTCGGGTCTCCTTTGTCATAATGACAACAACTCCCTTCACTGTTAAGCGACAGCCGAACCGAACCAGCAGCCGAGGTCTGCTGAAACGAGCTTCTGATCGAAGGCCATTTCGATCTCGACTCTGTCGGACTTGATAGGCTGCATACGGAACCTCATGATCCGCTGTCCCTGAGGAGCAGCTCCGAGGTATCCCGTCCATGAGAACGTATACCCGGCAGTCGGAGTCATGAGCGCCGGTGACGGTGTGGAGTAGCAGAGCAGCGCTGCTTTCCCACCGATGAAGGCGTGCACGTTCGATGCACCCTCATTCGCCGTGTTCTGGATTGCCTTCATCACGAACACCCTGGGGATCTTGAACAGAGCAGCGAGCTCTGGAGCATCCACCATTGCAGGACCGGGAGCCGTCTGACCGTATTTGACGCGGTCAACGATGTCCGGGTGATCGATCAGAGAATCGAACACTTCCTGACCGACAACCAGCGTATTAGGCTCGAAGCCGGTGAGCTTCAGGATGTCGGTCTTCCGGTGACGGATGTCCTCGATGGGTGTGGAAGCAGCATCGTTCCACTGCTTGAACTGGGCACCGGTCGGAGTCCCGGAGACTCCAGTGTACTCGGTGGTCCAGACACCCGTGACGAAGTACTTGCTCACCCAGAGGACCTCACGCTTGATGAGGGCCTTCTGAGTGCAGATCTCTGTTGCCTCCCTGTCAGGATCGAGGACCGCGTCCGAATTGCTCCGGCGCTGGTCATCAATGTCGTGATGGAAGGCGTACACCGGAGCGTAGTAGGTCGGTGTGTTGTCCACCGAGTAGTGCCCTCCGGCGCTCTCCGTTGCAGGAGCACGGACCTTCATCTCGTCCCGGTTGAAGTAGCCCCGATCATAGGTGTAGTACCTATCGGACTGCTTCGTCACCGGCACGTTCGGGAAGATCTGGTCCGCAACGAAGTTACTCGCTGCCTGAAGATAGGCAATCGAGATATTCGTGAGGGGAGTGTTTACGTGAACATCTCCCGGAGTCGGTTTCATCTCTTCATCCTCCTCGTGAAAGTTAGAGCATTGTTGACTTCACTCTTCCTCATCCCCGTCAGCCCTACCAGGATCAGGCAGAGACGTACATCGGAGCGGGATACATCTCTACGATGTCTCCGTCAACCCCGCCAGTCTTCAGCCGTCCCCAGACGTAGTCGCCTGTGGCAACGGCACCCATCCTCCCGGTAGTTGCCTCGGGAGTCACGAGAGCATCAGCAGCGAGAGTGGCACCGAGCTTGACCTTGACAACCGCACTGCCGTTGAGCATTGCGATTGTTGCAGCCTTCCCCGCCGTGTCCGGGTTCGTGTAAAGGATCCCGATCCCATCCTCTCCCTGAGATGCACACAGAGTCGCCACACCAGCCACTGATTTGACACAGCAGTACTGATAAGACGAATAGTCTGCAGCAACGGGGAGAGAGATGGTGTTCACCTTCTCCTCTGTTGACATGTCGTTCCCTTTCTCAAGAACCTTTGCCAGTGCCTGCATGAGCAGGCGCTAATTAATCTATAACGGACTCGGTGAGAGAGTCTGCTCGTGCAGCTTCTCTGCTCCGGTCGGTTTTCCTATCCCTGGTGATCGGTCTGCTGCTGAGGAAGCGTCTGCTCATAGAGCTTTTTGCCTTCCTCGGTCTTGAGAACAGCGTCATAGGCCGTAGCGTATGACATCTTGTTCTCAGCAGCGTGCTTCTTCGCCAGAGCATCGAGCTCATCGGAGGCCTTCTTGAAGCCCTCTCCACGGGATCCGATCTCCTCGAAGGCTCCCTTGTGGGACTCGTTCTGAGCCTTGAGCATCTCGTGAGCGGACTTCCTGACCTCTTCGTCTTCGATCCCGTCCACGGCCTTGAGGACAGCAACCTTGACGGCCTGGTCACCGGGGAGATGCTTGAGATCCGCGTCCGCTCTCTTCTCGAGCTCGAGTCTCTCACTCTTCTCCCTGTCAGCCTTCGCCAGCTTGCGGTCTTCGTCCCGGTCCTTCGCCATCTGGACCAGCCTGGGATCATCTGACTTCTTGTACTCGGTCCCTGCCTCATCCGTGTAGACCACAGGATCCGAAGCCTGGAGCTTCTCGAGCTCCTTGTTCCTTCCGTCAGCATCGAGCTTCAGGAAGGAAGCCTTCTCCTCATCACCGAGGGTGTTGTAGTGAGCCTTCTCCGCGTCCGTGAGAACGCTGATTGCCTTCACTACCTCGAGCTCATCCTGGACCTTCTTGAGCTCGGTGTCCTTCTCTTCGAGACTCTTCTCGAGCTCTTCGGTGGTTTTCTTCTTGTCATCCGGCATTGCACTTGCCTCCTTCTTCTTCTTCTTCTCCTTGAGAACTTTTGGCAGATCCTCCTTGCCCTTGTCTGGGTTTGCTTTCAACCAGGCAGAGCGAACACGAGCAGTGACTCCGGCTAGATCATCCGAGGGGATCTGCACCTTCTGTCCTCGGAAACCTGGACCGAGCGCTGCAACAGCAGCTCCTACGATCCTCTGGTCAGGGTCACCACCTGGGGTTGATGTCAATCTGAGCTTCCACGTTGACGGCTTCTTCGGATCAGGCACATAGGCGTAGTCCGTGGCAGGAAATTTATTGCTGCCCTCCGTCTTCATGGGTTTCTCTTTCGAGACCTCTTCCTCCGCTCCTTCCTCGATCTCTTCTACAGCGTTCTCGATCATTGAGGACACAGCGGACGCGAACTCCTGCAAAGACTCTCGGACAGCTGACATAGTGTCCGGGTAAGTCTTTTTATCCTCCATTATCTCCCGGATGGATCTCCTGAGAGCTTCGTTGTATTGCCACATCCCACGAGTTGCTTCATCGATGTCTTCCTGGAGCTCGAGTCCTTCGAGAGCGTCATTGAACATAATCTTTGCCAGCTCTTCAGGATCCTCGGTGTCTCTCTTCATCAACACCATTTTAGCACCGCCCTGGGCCATACCATCGACAGCGCTGATCTCCTTCATCCTGAACTTGTGCATGATCTTTTTCTTCTTGTCTGTTGGCATATCACTCTACCTCCTCGGTGTGTTCCGGGATATAATTCCCACCGATAGAGAAGCCTTTATACTCCCCGTTGCGGAACTTCTCGAGGATCTCATCACTGTCAGGCTTCATTGCAATCATCAGCCCTGTCTGCTTCGTCTCCAGCCCAAAGGCCTTTGCAATCTCCACAGTCATAGGCCAAGCGAAGACCACCACACCCTTCCCTATTGCTTCACCCTTTTCATTTTTCCAGTGCATCTCCCCGGCCTTCCTACTATTTAGCATGAAGTCCGTGGTTGCATCAAGCATTGAGTACTCTGGAATGTGGTCTCCTTGTTTGTCAAAGTAGGGCTCACCATTCTCACCCTTCGAGATGCTCACTCCCGTATTACAGATTATTGCCCAGCCCAGAACAATCCCGAGAGTGTCATCAACCTTGAGAACTTCAGCATCATACTCCACTCGATCCGCTGCCTTGAGGAGGTAGAGCTCCTCGAGATCCAGACCTGCAACAGTCCCAGGATCCGGGAGAGTGTAGCAGGAGACGCTAGAGGATCTTGTCCCTGCAAACTTAACTATTGAGCGAAGTCTCGATCCGCTGCTGTCTACCAGCTCGAGATCCTCGAGTGCACACTTCTCCATAGGGAACTCAGAGAGCTCGAGCTGGTCCGGTACCGGTCTTGCATCCTTCGAGAAGAAGGCCAGAGTCCCCTCTTCCACAGACAGGCACGAAGAGGGAACCCCAGCCTTGCTGAGAGCGGTCACCACGTCATCACAGCTCTTGTGGATCACACCAGCGAAAATCTCGGGACCGAGTTGTAGATCTATGACCTCGGGGATCTGCAGGTCTCCCGTGTTCGAGGCCTTGAGAAGACCTTCCTGTCTCAGGATCCTACGTGCCCAGCGGATCCCAGAGAGATCTCCTTCTGTCCTGGAGAGGTGATGGTACATCCTCTGCACTTCTCCGAGCGAGAGGGGAGAGTCCTTCTGGACTTCAACCCCTACCTTGCTCCCTGAGTCCACCAGATCCAGGACATCTTGCGGAGGACGGAAAGTCTTCAACGTGCTCATGTCGATCAGGCTCCCTTTGTGATGTCCAGGTAGATCAGACGGACGGTCCCCACCACAACGATTGTCCCGTTCGCTGAGATGTCAGCGTCAGGAACACCGAAGTTGAGGTAGATCCCCTGTGTTCCTCCGGTTGCATCGATGACCACAGGAGTCCCGGACGGAGGACCAGGTCCTACAGCAACCCCCTCGCTGTCAACGAGGGGAGCATCGATCTTTCCGATGATGTCAGCAGAGGTCCCATCGATGGTGGAGTTTGCTGCCTCAGCAGCCGTTCCCACTCCGACATCGACTGCAGCTGTTGCACCGATGTTCACACCGTCCCCGGTGATTGCTATGTCGATGTGAGCTCCGATGAGCAGGATGTCTGACTCTGCCAGAGTCACAAGAGCGTGTGCTCCATAGCCTCCGTTAGCATCCCCTACATCGGTGATGTCAACAGTGGTGCTGATCTCCAACTCTTCGGTGACAAGCAGGGAGCTCAGCTTCGTCTGGGTGACATCGGTCCCCGCTGTTCCGTGTGTCCCCACCGCGAGATCTACGTCTGCCAGGTTCAACTCCTGGACGTTAGGGAGGTAAACCCTATTCTTGATCTTGTGTGACATGGTACTACTCCTTCTTGATAGTTGTGCTTGTTGCACACCTGCATTGAATCCGTTCCTTCGCTGGAGCGTTCCGGTCCCCTGGGTACATGATTTTAACCCCTGCTCCTGTTGTGAAGGGTTCACCCACTTTCCGCTCTTGTCCTGACATAGGCCAGTGAGTATCACGTACTCTTGCATCTCTTGCCGGATGCCATTTTCTGATGCACTTCTCTGGGTCCAGCGTGCCGCTGTCGAAGGCTTGCTGGTACATCTCCTCCTTTCCTTCGTGCACCGCTGAGAGAGACTCAGTCCGTGCAATGACCTCACTCCTATATTTGACGTATCGTTCTTGATAACGTCCTACCATTCTATCAATCTGTTCCGGTGAGAGAGATCTACCGTCCCTGATTGCTGAGATGACAGTCCTGTCGAACCGACCGTCCCGGAGTCTTCTATTAAGTGCTTCAGCGCTGCCCTCGGTGAGAAGTCTCCGATAGTTTGACACCGCGCTCTGCTGTCTCACAGTCAGTCCTATTGAATCCCTGAAGGCTCTTGCCTGGTCAATCGGATTAAGCCCTCTCTCGATCCCGTCCATGAGAGCGTACCTGGTTGCCAGTCTCTGTTCTGCCATGAACTCCCTCACGAACTCGAGCTTGTTGAGTCTCATGATATTCACTGCTCTGATGTTCGTGATGTCGAAGTCAATCACAGCGAGACTGCCTAGGATCTCTGCAGTACTCTCCCCAGATGCAACAAATACGTTGTTGATCTGACCGGCGAACCTATTCACATAGGCCTCTGCAGAGGTGACAGCTTCATTGATCCTGCCGGATATAATCAGCTGCTCGATCTCCTTGAGTACCATCTCATCCTTGATGCTGTTCACCATCACCAGGAATTGACGGTTCAATCTCACCTCATACTTGTCGATGAGATCAAAGATCCTCTTCGCCGGATCTATGAAGTCGGCCTTCATAAAATCGTATGCTAACAAACTTAACACCTACGCTACTCCATACAATTTCTCAGCATGTTCCCTCGCTGATATAGCCTCTTCCACAGTACTGTATTGACCAAGCCACACCCTTTTTCGGTTGATAGTAAGTGTACTCTCGTATTTGTTTTTACCTTTGTTAAGAGTAACCCCCCGCTTTCCTGTTTTATTTGTATTGTAGGGTCCTGCATTTAGCTTATTGTCCGATGGTGTGATTGCTCTAAGGTTCTCTGGCCTATTGTCCTTAGTATTTCTATTGATGTGGTCGAGCACTCTATCTTCTGGAATTGATCCCCTATGTACCAGCCTCCATATTATTTGATGTACCAGATAATGTTTTCCCTTAAAGTAAACCCTGAGGTAACCCCTACAATTATCATAGCCAACTTTTCCTATAGGAGCCCCGTTCGTTACTTTTATCCTATAAAGTACTCCTGTAGAACTATCTACTTCAAAGTTATCCTTCAAAGTATTGATAGGTATCTTGTTAATTGCGTGTTCCATTTACCTCACCTGGCAGATGTACGTGGCACCTGCCGGATCTCTCTTGACTCCGTCTTCTACTATGGTCCTGGTCTCCCCTTCTGCTGTGATCTTGTCACTGGGTTCTGGGACTGTTCCACTAGGAAGAGATCCACCGAGTATGACAACCTTCCTGTCACCCCGTTTTATCAGTGTTCCATCTATGTGCTTGTCCTGGTACTCATCAACGAAGCCCTTCACCGTGTGAGTGGTCTCTGCCGGATTAGTACCACCAGTCAGAGATCCTGGAGTTCTTGTCCCAGGTGCAACCTTCGTCAGGGTGATGTCGAAAACTTTCCCCTTCAGAGCATTGTGGATCTTCCCAGCTATATCTGCACCGAATATGTCAGGCACTTAGTACCCTCCGCTCAGATCATGATCCGTGAGTCCTGTCTCTGCCTCACTCGCTCCGTAGTAGGGAGACGTGTATGCAGAGGCTCCAGAGAGATAGTGACCTATCAACTCATGGATGATAGTGGGGAACCTGGGACCGGACTCCCCTCTGAAGTACTGGATCTCAGCACTACCTGCCTTCAGCGCTTTGATGTTCGTGCTGGTGTCAGAGTTCGTCTGCACCGTGAGATCCTGGATCAGTGCCAGAGCGAGCTCACACGTTGCATCCAGGATAAACTGAGGAACCACATCAGATGCAACCGCGTTCCCCTCTGGATCTGTGACACCGGTCCGAGGCCAGTCAAGATCCTGAGAGTCAGAAGTCTTCGATCCCATCCACTCCTGCCGGTCCAGCATCTTCGTTGCAGTTACAAGCGCCTGGTCCTGCACCGTGGTAGTAGCGCTGATGAAGTCAGCACCGTGGATCAGATCCGTGAAGTAGGTGACCGCGTCCGCTCTCGTGATGTAACAATTCACTCCGACCTCTAGTGCCATGTCTACTCCTCCTCCTCTTCAGGCATATCTTCCGGGTCAGGTTTCCGATCCTTCGGAGTCACCATTGCATCCTCTTCAATAGCTGCAAGGTCTCTCCTGGAAAGTCCCACCATCTCCCTGACCTCATCGATTGCCGGATCATCTGGATCCAGGACAGCACCGGCCTGAGCGAGATCTCGAAGAGCTCCAGTGACCAGCTCGACATCACTGAACTTTGTAGGTTCAGGAGTGAGAGAGGGTTTCAGCTTCGGATCCAGTCCGTTGAGTTTCCATATAGGATCAACCAGATCCTGATCGAATGACTCACCGAGCTCCCGGAGAGTAGAGTCCACAATGAGGAAGAAGTTGTTCGTCTTGTCCCGTGCGAGAGCATAGGATCCCTTGCTGTCACTGCCCAGAAGCAGATGCTCTACTCCGAGCAAGATTGCAATCATCCTGATGCTCCGATCTATTGCCTTGCTCAGCTCCGGGAGTGAGGAGATGGTTCCCTTGAGGAGCTCCACGTCCCACTGCTTCTCCGAACTGGGTGTTCCCTTCTCATCCTCTGTCCTGTATGGGATCGAATCGAGCAGGAGTCCTGACTCCGGTGCTCTGATATGATTATCTATGAAGTCCTTGAGGACCTGGACCATCTCGTTCTTCTTAGCCTCCGAGATCTTATTCTCATCAACGAGCTTCTGCAAGAGAGCGAGCGGAGCTCTCAGGATAGGGATCCCCCGAAGATCCGTTTCCACTCCATATCCTTCAAGCTGGATATACCGTTGAAGACGCTCTGCATCAGGAGCAATGTGACGGAAGATCCCGAGACCTTCTGGGCTGTCACTGAGACTGTCATCAACCACATAGACAACCTTGTTCCTGGGGAGGAATATCTCCTGACCAGTCTGAGGGTTCCTCTGGTAGACACCGATGATCTCCCCGTGTTCGTCTTCCTTCTCCCAGCGCTCAATGGTAGATTGAGGACGCGGAGATATATCGAACATACCGATCTTCCCGTCCTCTCTACTTTTCGCTGTCCACTCCTGGATGCTGAACCCGTAGAACTTATACATTGCAGCACGGCGAACAACCCGAGTCCAGGGACTCTTCATGTCATAGAGAATCCCGTCCATGAACTCCGCTGCCTCCGCTGCTGCCGGAGTCTCATCTGCAGGAGTGACGGTCCAGCCGGCCTTAGCAATCAGGTTGAGGAAGTATCTGACTCCAGCTCCTACGATTGCAATATTGACCAGGTTCTGAGAGAAGGTGATATACTTCTTGCTCCCCTGGAGGTCCGCGTTCTTCTCTATGGTCTGAACATAGCCTCCGTAGATTGCAGTACCACCGACACCCACTGTCTGAGTAGGTTTCACCGGTGGTGCTTTTTTCCTGAACATATTGAGTGGATTATCCATGAGAAGTCACTACCTCCGGGCTCTGTGGAATTTGTTCGTCACTCTTCTTCGGGATCAGTGCAGAGAACGCTCTGCTTGAAGCGTCCACTTGATCCTTGAAGTCACTGAAGGGGAACAGACAGAGCTCATCGAGATATTCATCATTCCATAAGCCTCGAACGAGCTTGACGTTTCCAGCCTCGGCCTGAGCGCTGTAGGGCTCTGCTCTGGTCTCCTTGCTCCCTGTTTCAGTGGAGCATCTTACATTGTACCCTGCTAACAGTCTAACAAAATATTTGACCTGAGACTTCCCGGCCTGTCCAGGATCCTGAGGGAGATCTACTCTCACCATGTATCCGTCCTGTGACGTTGTGTTTTTGAGCGCCTGGTCAACTTTCCCTGGGGACCCTCTGAAGCGTATAACGTCCTCAACGTAGAAGATCCCCTCTGATGTTCTCCTCATCCTCACACCAGAAGTGAAGGCTGCAGAGATGGTCTCTGATGCAGCTAGATCCCAGCCTCTGACAACAGTCCCGGAGGCAGGAGCAGCATCTACAATCTCGAACCAGTCCCTCTTGAACATACCACCACCGCGAGGAGTAGGACGCTGCTGGAACTGAGATGCTACAGCATAGGTTCCCATGTTCTTCTTGTCTCGCTCTACAACCTCCTCGGACATCCGAGCAGGCCAGAGGAGCTCGTTCTCCTTCTTCCGTGGATCTCTGAAGAAGTAAGTCTTGCACCTGGACTCAGGCTCGAACTCCATAGGGAGACAGAGATGAGTGTATCCCAGCTCCCTTGATATGATGTCTCCTGATACATCCTTGTCATGGACGCGCTGCATAATTACAACAATAGCGGAGGTCTCTGGATCATTGACTCGAGTAGTGACTGACTCGTTGAACCACAGGAGCACTGCTCTTCTTTTCGCGTCACTCTCTCCTTCAATCACATTGTGAGGATCATCAATGATGAACCGATCCCCGCGCTCACCTGTACCGAGACCACCGACTGAGGTTGCTATCTTGAAACCATAGTGATCGGTGTCATAGCGGACCTTCGCGTTCTGGTCTCCTACAAGTTGAAACCGATGTCCCCAGAGTCTCTGATACCAGTCAGACCTGAGGAGGTTCCTGCATCTTCGATTGTCTCTGATAGTGAGTGCTTCAGAGTAGGACGCGCTGACATAACGGAGGCCGGGTTGATTGCGAGGTCCCCACTCCCAGGCAGGCCAGAAGACATCTGTGGTCAGAGACTTCATACAACCGGGAGGGATGTTTATGAGAAGACGGATGATCTCTCCGTCACTTACTGCTTCGAGGTGTTCACAGATTGCTTCAATGTGCCAGCCGGGGACAAATTTTCTCTTCGGTTCCAGGACGTGCCAGCCGAGCTTAATGAAACTTAGGAGACTCTCAGCCGAGTCAACACGGTCGAGATCATCGAGGATCCTCTGAGCGTCTCCTGGTTCGAGTTGCTCTATTAAGGAGCTGTCTGAGATCATTCCTATCCCCTGCATCCAGTTTACTCACATCGATGTCAATAGGACCTCCGTCTTCGCCTGTGAGTTGAGTAGTAGACACATCTCTCTGTCCCAGTAAGTTCTTCCCGAGGAAGATTGCCATTTGAGCATTGACACCCGCTAGTCTCATCTGTTTCCTTCGGAGACTCAGGAGGCCTAGACTCTTCCCGCGCTCCCAGGCCTGACGGATCCGCTTGTCCTTCTTGAGTAGAGTATCGAACGTAGTGACACGGATCCCCAGGAACGCTGCAGCTTCCCGTTTAGTGCACTGCAACCTCCCCAGCTTCTCGACATCAGCCGTCTTCACTATAGGTCTGTTGCTTTTTGACATATCTGATTGCAAAATAGACACAGCCCAGGAGATCTGTCAATACTTAATTAATAATAACTCGTTGACTTATTTGATATTATATAATCGAGAGCGGACTGGAACAGATCCTGCAAAGATCCCTGTCGAGATATTCAACAAGGAGTAGGTCATGATAGCTAGACTACTGAGAGACCTGGTCCATCGGATCCTAGAGGGATCTGGACGTTGCACCTGGTAGACAATGCAAAGTGAAGAGAAAGTCTGCAATATGCAGCACGGGACACCCGGATCTCTTTGGGCTCCCCTCGGACGTAGCAGGTAAGTCATTGCCACACAACACTCTTCCTCCTGGTGTTTTTCTGGCACGGTCCCTGCTACGTCCTATAGTTAGAACGCAAACAAGGAGGACCGAGATGACAAAGTGGAACGCGATAGAAGAAGGAACGAAGGCTGAAGTAGGATCCTACATCTGGCCTGACGGATGGGACGGATACGGATCGAGACTCGGTGACTGTGACTGGTGGGACAAGGCAGACTTCTTCGTCACCGGCAGACACAACACCACAGCTGCTGTCAATATTACAGTTACGGGACGGACCTTCCAGAGGCCCTGGGGATTCAACGGTCCGAAGGCCGTCAGAGTGAGGATCGAGTTTGTCGGTGATGGTGAACCCTCGAGCTTCTCAGGAGCCTGGATGAAGATAGAATAGATCCTCGAAGAAGACCTCCTTCACCCTGGGCAGGCTGCAGATTGCACCTGCCCTTCCCATATCTGCACTACTCGAGGATCTGAAGGAGGGAACAACGAGGAACCACAGGGAACGCTCTGGAGCCCTGGGATCCTCGGGGACATTTGGCACGGTGCTTGCTGATGTATATAGGTAGAACGCAACAAGAAGGCACCGAACAGGAGGAAAAGAGATGTTCACAATAACGAAAAAAGAAAAAAAGGAAGAGACGAAGAAGATGACTTACTGCACGGACTGCAGCTCGATCATCGAAGTGGACGCGGAGATGGGTGACTGGGTGAAGTGCCCTCACTGTGGTCTTCAGTTCAGGTTCACAAAGAGAGTCATCAGGAAGCGCTAGTCACAGGAAACAGAGAGAACATCAGCAGGAGGAGAAGAGATGAAGAAGGAACAGTTGAAGGTTGAGATCTGGATCGGAGAAGGCACTCACACAATCGAGATCTACACGGACATCGAGATCTCGGAGATGCCGGTCCACCAGGAAGAGGTCACCGGGACTGTCAAGGGAGCGGTTGCGAGAGCGAAGTTCCTTGTCAGAGTGTACGGAGCCTCCGGTCTCGAGATCCATCACCCTGACGGTCAGAACACCGTTGTAGTGATGTAGGAGATCACATGAGAGACAAGAAGCAGAGGATCAAGAAGGCAAGAGCGAACGGAGATGTCAGGAAGTTCGTGACAGCGCTCCGGCGCTCGAGAGGGAAGGGACTCGTTCTGAGACAGCTCAGGAACAGAGGGATCAAGGACAGCCCTGCTGCATACTATGGAGCACTCGAGGACGGGTTCCCAGTATACACCGAGAACGACAGGGACCTGAATGGGAAGGCAGTCATCAGGTTCCTGATCGGAGCTGAATGAGGAAGGGGAAGATCATGAACGTCAAGAGACCACGGATCCAGCGGACCATGCAGATCGGAGGGGAGAAGGTGAAGTTCATAGTCACCGCTCGCTCCTGGTACGGCAACCCGGCAGGATTCAAAGTGCAATGCTTCCGTGCACACCGAGAGCCTGTGGACTGGTTTTTCAACTGTCTGCAGAACACTGAAGCAGTGATGCTCGGGAAGAAGAAGCTCGAGGAGATCCAGAAGGAAGAGCTCGAGGAGAAGCAGCCCTCCAGGATGTTTCAAATCATGGGACGCTCCGGGATGACGCTGGGCACGGAGAGCGCTCGGACAGCCCAGGGAGCGCTCGACCTGTTCGCTCAGAAGAGACACTATGAGTCCTGGGAGGACATGAACAGGCAACTCGGGATGATCTCGAAGTACACCGTGCAGGACGGGTTCAGGATCATGCTCGATCAGAGCAGAGCCTGACCTGGCACGCGCCTTGCAGGTCCTCGAGAGTGGACTTGAAAAAAGGAGAGACCGATGAACAGACACTACGTTCTATATGACGAAGACATCCAGGCAGGCTGCAACGTGGACTACATGTCCGAAGAGTGTGCAGCTGCTGAGAACGAGAGACTCGAGCAGGAAGGAGCGTCAGTGAGATGGATTCTCTACGAGGATTATATCAAGAGAGCAGAGCAGAGGAGCAGGTCACTCCGAGAGTTGCACTCCTCTGTAATCAAGAGACTCACTTCACAGTTCTCGAAGTGAGGAGACCCTCCTGGGTTGTTGAAGTAGATCTCCCTGGTGGGCGGACTGGTCTAGGACCACTCATCTACACGAAGAAGAAGGAAGCAACAGAGGACGCGGATCTGATCGGAGGGACCGTTGTCCCAGTCGAAGGAGTAGAGATATGAGTAGAAGACAGGAACTGATTGAGAGCACGCTCGAGGACATCAGGATCCAGCACCGGAACCTGGACCACAGATCAAAGGTCATCGGACGGCAGATCAAGAACAAGGTCATGATGGAAGGCAAAGCTCTTGCAGCTCTAGCGCTCCAGGGATCGATCAACCAGCTCAACACCTGCAGCCCTGAGCAGTTCACTGACAAGGCTGCTCTCGCTATTGCAACCGGGATCCTCGAAGAGATGCAGGAGCAGATTGCACTCTAGTTCTCGGACTTTGCAACACAGTGAGATATGGATCGAGGAACGATAAGGAACCACAGGAAGTGATAGGTAGTGACTGGACACGTCAGGGAATATGGCACAGGAGTTGCTGCTCTCCAGGGTAGAACTTCAACAGGAGGTCCCAGGATGGCAAATAGATTTAGTACTTTCTTTAGGAGTGCAAAGCTCTGGGTACATAGGAGAAGCGAGAGCAGAGAAGTGGTCAGCAACGGGGAGTGCCTGTTCATCCTCCCTTTGGATCAGATACCACAAAAATTTCACCTCCCTATCAGGGGTTACGGGTGCTGGGAAGAGGGCATAGACACCCCCTTCCCTATTCCCCTTCGACGTGCTTTGTCTAGGTACCTCAGGGATGAGAGCTGTGTCTCTCTCACAGTGGAAAAGAGAGCAATAAGGCACGGGGACTATATTGTGCGCCTTTTAGTTGATTCCACTGGGGTGTTACAGATACCCGTACAGAGAAAGTATCTTCAGTATACTGCGTTCTTTTTTGGAAAAGGCCTAACATTCAAAACAACGAGTCAATGGGCCCCAGTTGCACTATACCAGGGGAAGAGGTACGTAGGATGCATCATGCCTATAAGGGTATAACCCAGCCGACCGGAGGGAGTGCCGGGGATCTTCGGGTCCTCGGCACTTCCCTCTTGAACTCTAACACTCGATTTGATATAATCGAAGGACACACTCAACCAGGAGGCCGCAATGAAGATCACAGTCAGCAAGAAGGAACTGCTCCTGTCCCTGAAGAAGGTCTGCTCAGTGACACCAGGGAAGACAACCCTCCCGATCCTGCAGTACGCTCTGATCGAGACGGACAAGCTCGGGACCGGGATCTCCTCCACCGATCTCGACCAGTGGGTCACCGTCAGGATCCACGGGAAGATCGAGAAGGCAGGCAAGGGGATCTTGCCAGTCAGGAAGATGGACAAGGCGCTGAAAGCCCTCCCTGGCAGCTCCGTCACCATCACCCTCGAGGGGAACAAGGTCTTCATGAAGTGCGGGAAGACAACCCTCGAGATGGAGACCAGGCCGCTCGAGGACTTCCCTCAGATTCCGAAGGTCAACTCCGAGTTCGGCCTCGAGATCGATCCCTTCCTCATGACCGAGATCCTGAAGAAGTCCCTGTATGCCGTCTCCACAGACCTCACCAGACCCGCGCTCACCGGGGTCCTGTTCCGTCTCAGCAAAGGCAGGCTCACTGTGGTCTCCACAGACGGGCACCGGCTCTGCAAGATCGAGACTGGAGCGGTCAAGATCCATGACACCAGGAAACCCCAAGACATCATCATCCCGTCAAAGAGCCTGAAGATCCTCCAGGACCACGCGGAGAAGGACGGCACACTCTGGGCTTACATCGGCCCGGATTGGATGCAGTTCTCAACCTATGACAATGAAGGCAAGGGAGTCATGCAACTCCGCTCCAGGCTCATCGAGGGACCTTTTCCGAAGTTCGAGAACGTCATCCCTCAGCACACAGACAAGACCTGCACGTTCTCGCGTGAGGATCTCCTCGCGTCCGTCAAGAGACTCTCGGTGTTCTCGAACAAGCCGACTAATCAGATCAAGTTCGAGGTCCAGCCGAAGAAGATCTCTCTGAGCGCTGAGAATGAGGAGCTCGGCAAGGCCTCCGAAGATCTCGAGTGTACAGCGAACAGCACGGTCACAGTCGGATACAATGCCCTCTACCTGCAGCAGGCCCTGAGCACCCTCGAGAGCGAGGAGCTCACGCTCAACCTGGAGAGACCGGACACTGCCGCACTTATCCAGGAGGAGCTCGAGGAGATCAAGCACATGGTGATTGTCATGCCGCTGAGACTGGAGGGATGACATGAGGAAGTGCACCACCTGTGGGAAGAGGAACCGCTCGGAGCGCTTCAAACAGTGCAAGCACTGCAGGGAAGTCGGAGCAGCGAGATCGAAGAGACGCTACGGCAGGCACAAGAGGAACGAGCGCTGTGTGAGGTGTGGAACGAAGAGGAAGAGCAAGTCCAGGTCCTACTGCAAGAAGTGCCTGGCATACCTGAGCAACTACTGGTAAGGAGACATCATGGCCCGCGAATACTTCAGAGACTGGAACCCGAACGACAGCACCAGGGCCCTCGTTGCCCAGTGTGCTCAGATCCTCGAGGAGCTCAGCGCTTACAGGCTCACCCTCCGGCAGCTCTACTACCAGCTGGTCTCGAGGAACATCATCACGAACGAGGAGAGATCCTACAAGAACCTCAGCCGGGCAGTCACCCGCGCCAGGCTCGCCGGGATCCTGGACTGGGATGCAATCGAGGACCGTGTTCGACAGCCGGACTTCCCTCCTGAGTTCAACAACCTCAAGGACCTGGTGGAGGCCGCGCTGAGATCCTACAGACTCCCGCGCTGGGACGGTCAGGAGTACTATGCCGAGCTCTGGGTCGAGAAGGATGCTCTGGCCTCCGTGCTCCGTCCCCTGGCCCGGAAGTACCACGTGGTCCTGATGGTCAACAGAGGGTACTCGAGCGCCTCGGCAATGTATGACGCGGCGAAGCGCTTCCTCGACCACAGGGACCAGGACTGCACGCTCTTCTACCTGGGGGATCTCGACCCCTCCGGTGAGGACATGGTCAGGGACATCTCGGACCGGCTCGCTGAGTTCAATGCTGATGTCCAGGTCGAGAAGATAGCGCTCACAATGGAGCAGGTCCAGGAGCACCAGCCTCCCCCGAACCCCGCGAAGATCACGGACCCTCGAGCAGCTGACTTCATTGCCCGGTATGGTCACGAGTCCTGGGAGGTCGATGCTCTCCCTCCTGCAGTACTCGAGCAGCTCATCTCCGAGAAGATCGAGAGCGTCCTGGATCTCACGCTCTACAGCGGAGTGATCCAGAAGGAGGAGCGAGACAAGCGGCTCCTGAAGAAGACCGTTGCCGGGCTCGAGGGATAGTGCAAAGATCCTCCTGTTGATTGCGTTCTGCACGTCCGCTTGACACCTCCTGAGCGGATCCCTCCGAGGCCCTGAGAGACCCTCCACCGTAGAGAGCTGGCACTCAATAACTTACGGGGAGGGTCTTTCCATGTCTGGATCTCCTGAAATTGGCACGGTCCCTGCTATAGCCTATAGTTAGGAACGCAAACAACAGGAGGCTTGAGATGGAAAACTTCACCAGAGATAAGATACACGCCGAGATGGTCAAGGTCCTTCACCAGTATGTCTGTGCCTGGGGAGAGCATCACGAGGAGCTCACCGATCAGGGTCACATGGACGTAGTCACCAGGTGTGACGGGTTCGGTAGGATGAGCGCTGAGCAGCTCCAGGAGCTCGGGATCGAGTGGGACTGGTCACACGTCAGGGACAGCAGTGATGAGGCCATAGAGGAGGCCTATCAGGTTCTGATGACTATCCTCGAGGAGGTCAAGGCTCCGAGCTCGAAGAGATGCAGCAGCTACTCGGCTCAGGAGATCACCAGGGAGATCAAGGCTCTCCTGAAGAAGGCCTCCGAGACCTACGGCAAGAAGGTCAAGAAGATCGACCACATGATCGAGATCTTCGGCAACCCCACCGAGTCCGTCCGTCTGACCGTGGTGTTCGAGGTCGAGGGACGGCAGGTCAGGACCTCCTGTGCACTCTGAGATCTCAACCAGGGTGCCGCGTTCGGGGAGCTCGGGTCCACAGGATCCGGGCTCTCTTTTTGCAGTAAATCTCTGCACTTTGCACTCTGCAGCTGCAGGATCCGGGGCCCCCGTTCTCCTCGAGGCGAAAAGACCCCCCGTATAACCCTATGTAATAACAGCTTATTACAGCCCGATTTTCTCCTCGAGGCGAGCCGGGAGGGACTGGCACAGGCCTTGCTATGGTATAGGGTAGGAACGCAAACAGGAGGTCAAGAGATGAACGGAACCAGCAAGAGAACAGATCCCCACCGAGTCGGAGCAATCAACCCCGAGGATTATGAGTACCACATGAGCTTCAGCGGGGCCTCGACTGTGGACGGTTGGCCTATCCCCCCGATGTATGTGGACGTGGTCATCGAGATGAAGAAGGCCGGGGAGCTCGTGAACATTCACAACTCGATCTTCCAGTGTGACGTGTGCGGCGCTCACTACGTGCACGGTGAGGTCTGGTACCACATCCCGAGCGGGAAGTACACCACCATCGGTCACGAGTGCGCGGCGAAGTACAACCTGGTCACTGACTACAGTCACTATGACAGTGTCTACCAGGCTCACATCACGAAGGCCGTCAGGAGAGCTCGCAGGATCCAGGCCTGGAGATCGATGAGGAACATCATGAGCAACTACCCGGATCTCAGGGAGGCCTTCAAGGTTGACAACGAAGTCACCCGCGACATCCGGTCCAGGTTCATCCAGTTCGGGACCATCAGCATGAAGCAGATCGAGCTCCTCAGGACCCTCAAGAAGAGAGCCGATGAGCAGGCCGCTGAGACCTGGATCGATGCCCCTGAGGGACGCTTCGAGATCATCGGCACCGTGCTCAGCGCCAGGGTCGATGAGGGCCCCTACGGGATGACCTACAAGATGCTGGTCAAGGTCGATACTGAGGCCGGATCCTGGAAGACCTGGGGGACCGTCCCGAAGAGCATCACGGACGCGCCCTACTTCAGCCTGCAGGATCTCAAGGGCTGCACTGTCCGCTTCACCGGTACGGTCAAAAGAGCTGATGACCAGGGGTTCAGCTTCTTCTCGAGACCGGTCAAGGGTGAGGTCCTCTAAGAGATCCACAGGAGGGGAGCTCGAGATCTCGAACGGGCTCCCCTGGTAGTTTACTTTCCCATTGCAAAACAAAACTACCAGAGTGCAACCTGCACGGGATCTCGACCGGTACCGGGGATCCCCGCTCCTGTAACTTGTTATATATCAACACCCGCTGACTGGCACGGCGCTTGCTATGACTATAGGTAGAACGCAAACAAGAAGGAGATCGAGATGACGAACGAGAAGAAGATAGACAGCAAGACCGACACCAGGAGCCTCTGGGAGATCGAGATGCCGGTTGCAGATCTGAGACCTGGGAAGATCGAGACCGTTGAGAGTCTACATGACAGAGTCCGTCACGCTCGAGAGATGAGCTTCAGCAACTACCGTTAATGGACACTAACCGGAAGTAACTGACACGGAGGTGCATGATGAAAAGATGTGAACAGTGTGGGGGGAATCGTTTCTACCTCCTACTTGGCCTCAATGCAGAGGGACGCTTTGACGATGAGGGGACAATGGTGGTTTCCGGTATAGAGGCATCCCTCGACCATACGATAGAGTCAATGGAGTGCGCGGAGTGCGGCGCAGTGCACGAGGAACCAGTAGGGCGCGTCTTCGATCGTTTCTCCACTGAACCTGTAAAAGTACGGGTCGAGAGGGGAGTAGCAGAGGTGGAAAGGAACCCCCACCCGGCTATTGAAGTAGAGATAGAGGACCTTGACCTAGACGTGAGGATGTGAACCTCTGGTCCAGACACAGAGAGAGCTCCCGTCCGTGAGGATAGGAGCTCTTCTTCTGTCCGCTAGGCTCCCCTGCTACTCATACCAGTAGTCCAGGATGCAGTATGCAGCTGTCCCGGTGAACACCTCGACCGAGTCGATCTCAGGACCGTAGAACATCATGTCATAGGTCTGAGTGATGACCACTCCCCCAGGGTAGGTGAGCGTCCTCCAGGTCCCTGATCCTACATCCTTGATCTTCACCTGGACCGAGTCCACCGCGTTCGATCCTACCTTGACAGTGAGTCTCCAGAACCTACTCGAGTGATCGAGCGCTTCAGGAACCCCGTCAGTCCCTGGTCTCCATAGTGCTGTCCCGAAGTAAGGGTATCCGGGAGGACGGTCAATCCTCGCGTGTGCGTCATCCGGTGGAGGAGGGACATCGAACATCAAGAGCAATGCCGTTGCCACTACCACCAGGACTGCAGCGAGTAAGATCTTGAACTTCTTGTTCATGATGCACCTCCTCCTGGGAGCCTAATGCTAGAGCTCTATAGTGTCAAGTCCTACTTGCACGCTCCCCGGAGGAAGGTATCGACCTGCTCAACCAGGCGCTGAGCTTCGGTGTTCGAGGGCACGGTTCCGATCTTGCTCCTCCAAACAACAGCGGACCTGACCACAGGGAGCACCTGGAGCAGCGTACCTGCAATGACAGGTATCTCGGTCCGCGCCTTGATCCCGAGTTCGTCATCCCTCATCGGTTCCTTCAGCGTGCTCAGGAATGTAGCACACCGGGTTGTCATGCTAGGATCGATACAGGGGACTGACATGATCCCGTGCTCCACCAGGACGGCCTGCAGATCTGGAGTGAGTTCCCCACCATAGAGGAGCTTCTGGAACGCGCTCTTCAGTTCGTCATACTTCTCCGGCATATCAGTCACTCTCCTCTCTCGGCATCTCCGGCGCTTCACTCTCGAAGATGACTGTGAGGACGTTCGTGTCCTTGTCCTTGAGGTACCCGAGGAGCTCCTCGAGTGTGGTGTTGATCTCGAAGACTTGAGTGAGATCAACCTGCTTCGTTGCAGGACCGGCCTGAGTCATCACTGGTCTCACGGTCTTAGTGATGACAACCGCTCTCTTCTTTCCTTGAGGCATGTGGTCTCCTGTTCTGTCTGTGGTCTAGTCGAACGGGTTCCACCACTTCCCGTCCTTCTCGACCTGTAGGGTGTCTACCTTGACAACGGTGTCCGGTGGTTCGTGTTCACCGGTCTCTCCTTCCTGGTATCCTGGTACTCGAGCGAGTCATACCACAGGAGAGCACGCGAGTCAACCGAAGAACTCAGCGTCATACTCCTCGGTGTAGCGTCTCGAGATCAGGGGACCATAGAAGCGCTTCTTGTCCCGCTCGTTCTCGCTCCTGGATCCATAGCGCAAGTTGTCAGCGTGATTGTTCGAGGGATCCCCGTCCAGGTGCCTGACGTGAGCTTCCTCTCCGTCATACAGTGGAGGATCCCCGTGGAAGGCCTTGCAGATGAGACGGTGCAACCAGTAGGTGTGACGGATCCCCGCGTGCATGATCCTGATCTTCCGGTGTCCGTACTGGTTGCCCTGGTGGGAGCGGACCTCTCCCTGCTTCGGTCCCTTTACCCTGAAGACCCTACCGTCTCGATGGATCTCATGGTTCGGGAGCTCCTCGAGGATGACTACCTGGAGGATCTCTTCTGCTGGATCCGTCACTTCAACTGATCCCCTGGGATCTCGACCTCGGACTGGATGACCTGGTCACCTATAGTGAGCTCAAGCGTCAGCACCGCCTTCAGGACCCTGGCCTTGAGTGGGAGGGTGATCTCTCGAGGGACAGGGACCTTCCCGCTCTTCTTGCCGTGGGATCTCTTCTTGCCCTTCTTCGTCTCGGGCGCTATGTAGACCTGACACGTACAACCGTCCTGGGTGCAAGAACACGGGACACTCTTCTCCTTCCCGTGCACCATCTTCCTCATCCGGTGAAGGTTGTAGTCATGACCGCACTCTGCACATGGTTTTCTCACAGGCATAATCAAGGGCTCCTCGGTGTGATCGAGATCGGAGGCACGGTCCCGGTGAACGGTGCACACTTGACCGCTATGAGATCAGGATCCAGGTACCTGAATTGCCAGAGGAGCTCACAGTCCTCGAGTGGAGTGAACACAATCAGCATGTTCCGTTGCTCCATTCCAGGCCAGTGCTCGAACTCATAGAAGGGATAGGATCCGGCGCTCATGTCCTCCCAGCGTGCACGGGACCAGACACTCAGGTCTGACATTGCGAGATCCCGGACCGCTGCAATCTTGTAGTAGTAGGGAGTGCTCTTGACCGTGGTGCTGTCATAGTACATGTACTCGACTGTCCCCTCGAGTGGTGTGACGAAGTCGAGCATCAGGTACCCGGTGTCAGGGTGAGCGCTCCTGTAGAGGATGAAGTAGTCAGCCGGTGGATCATTCTCATCAGTCCAGCCCAGAGCGAACTGAGCGAACGCGCTCCCGGTCACCGTCAGGACCAGGAGCAGGCAGAGCAGCAGTGCTCTCTTCATTGCGGTCTCCTTCCGTTGTGTGAATAGAAGAAGGTGCAGGGGACTGAGTATGAGCTCAACCTCCTGCACCTCTTGCCACCAGATCAGGCGCTGTTAGCCTGCTCTCGGGATCTCGGTGAAAGTCAAGTTCATACAGTAGTGGAACTCGACCTCCTCCAGGATCACGTTGCCGGATCCGTAGTCATCAGCGTCTCCGTCACCCCAGTCCAGGGGATCCCAGCAATCCATCATGATCTCCCAGAAGCAGATCACAGCGTACCCTGGATTATAGGCTGCATACTTGCAATAGATACTGGCCTGCAGTGGTATTGCTACCATCACAAAGACCAGCGCTGCAAGCAGCAAGGTGATGAGGATGTTCCTCATGAGGTCACCTCCTTAGTGTGAGAGAGTATTGATTGCTTCACAGTATAGGACCGCGTCCGGCTGTGAAGTCAAGGGAAACTTTGCGAACAGGACCTGCTGCCCTCTCGGTGTGTCGAAGATGTCATCCTGCCCTGTAGGGATCTGGAGCATCCTCTCATCCGAGCACACCGGTTGCAGATCACACTTCTGAATGATGAAGAGTTCATCACTCTCGATCTGCAGGGTGTCCCCTCGCTCTATGTAAGTCATCAGGATCGAGCTCCGATCAGACCAGAACGAGGTCCCACCGGTCGATGTGATGACGAAGCCGAAGTACTTGAAAGCTCCATCTCGTTCCATCTGTCTGAACACTTCACCGAAGTTGTCAGGGAGCTGGGCACGCGCTGCCTCAGGCATTGCTGACAGAGGCCTGGTGTAATAGTAGTAGACAATCACGTCACCAGGTTGAGCGGTCCAGATGCTCCAGCCCTCTCCGTTGTAGAGTGGTTTGTTCAGGATCTCGACCTTGCCGTCCTTGCATCCACAGGACACGAAGCAGAGGACTAGGGTGAGCAGGATGAGTGTCTTCATAGTGAGTCTCCTTGTAGTTGTGGGAGCTGAGTGCTGAGGGGACTACACCCAGCTCCCGGACCAGGCACGTCTACCGTGAGCTCATCTCTATCGGTAGGGATCTTGCTGCATCTACGGCCTGGGTTCTCTTGTGACGTTCAACGAGAGCCTGGAGCTCCCGGTATCTCTTGAGATCTCGAGCCTCAATCTTGAGACGCTGGTAGATTGCCCGTGCACTGCTCTTCGGGTAGACTCGAGATCCCATACCGTTCCAGGTGAGCTTGCTCTTCTTGTCCGCAAGGATCGAGGCTGCTCTCCTGAGGATCTTTGACTTCGTTCTGTTCATGAAGGTCCCCTCAGTTCAATGGTGGACTGCCCGGTGCTCTTAACAATGGGACCACCGAGCAGCCCTCTTCAGATGTTCCCTTCAATACTACCTGAGTGCTCGGATCCATGTCAAGCACAATTTGACATAATCGAAAACCGGGGACAGGGATCTTGATCGAACGGATCCACAGGAGCGCATCTCGAGCACCGGATCCAGTAGGTGACTAGGTGCACGGAACGAGCGAGGGAGTGCAGGATCCAGGAGGGGAGGTGCAAGTTCGGGAGGGAGGTGCTTGTCTAGAGGTCTCAGGCCTGCCCTCAGGCCTCATCTGCTCACTTCTCACCCCTGTCTGAACTCGGGTGTCTCAACTCAGCAGTGCAACACACTCACTCAACGTCCACTTATGTATATATTATTATTATATAAGTGTTTATGTCTATATGTATAGGGTCCACTTATGGTCCACTTATGGACATGCGTCCACTTATGTATAAGTGCATAGGGGACAGTGGGTTGCAAGGTTGTCTCCATAATTTCCCATAATTGGACGTTGAAAAGTGTCTATTTGAGTGAGCTAAGTTGTTGTCAATGTCAATATTACTCATAAGTGGCATAAGTGGACGTGTGTGAACAATGCCGATAGTTAGGAAGATCAGCGCTCGGGCTCATTTTAGGTGTTGACAGTCAAGCGCTCAATATTATATAATCGAAAAATACATTTTACTCTGAACAGATTGAGGAGGGACCACATGTCAGATAAACAGACTTCACTTGCTCAGAGATTGCATGAGACCGCTGCTGCAGTCGAGGCTGGGAAGTACGGCACGGGTGATGGTGTAGATCTGGACGCGGTCAATGATGATCTTGATGAGATCTTCGATGAACTATAGGGGGGACCACGGTGAAAATACATCTGAGAAAACACAAGCATGGAGAGGAAGCGTCACCACTGGGCAGTGTCCATGCTGTGAGGATTGAGACTCAGAGTGGTGTTGTCTGGATCCAGGAAGGGAATGTCAATGGGATCAGGATCACTGCTCAAGAAGGGAAGCTCTGTTGCATACCAGTAGATCTTAACATGGTTGAGCTGGTTGTTCTCGGTGAGGGGTATGAGATCATGCACGAGTCGGAGAGTGATGGAGGATAGAATGGGACAGTTCAACTGGACGGGGAAGACTTCATAAGGGAAGGACATCACGGTGCTCTTTGACTACCAGGGTGTCTTCTCCGGTGCAGTGAAGATCCACATCGAGGAGCAGGGATCTCCTACCAGACGGGTTGTGATACCTGCAGCAGCGCTGGGAAAATTTATTGTTCATGTACTTGAGGAGAGTGACTCTAATGAGAGATGACTACCGATGGATTCTACAGCAGGCAGGGGAGCATCCTAGGTTCACTGACAATGCAGAGGACTATCTCAGAGGGATCCTACTTGAAGCAGAGGGACGTGCTGAGGACATACCTACAGAGATGAAGGTCAGAGAGGTCTTGTTGCCGTCTCCTCTGGATGAGCTTCCTGGGGATCAGCGTGAAGTGATCCGAGCTATTGTCAGGGAACGTCTCGAGAAGGAGCGTCAGAGATATGAACGGGCAATGCTTGCAGTGCTCGGTGGGAAACTCGAGAAGGCAATCAATATCCTGGTGAAGTATGAGGGTCCTGAGTGCAAGTTCATTGAGCTCGAGGATGACTCCGGTGCAGGCCTCTCTATGGGACAACACACCCAGGATCCAAAACACCCAGAGCTCACGCGGATCCGTATCACTGCAGCGAACATCATAAACATGGAGAACATGTCATGAGAGCAGACTACACTCAGATCCTCGAGCTAGTACGGGGACACCCAGGGATCCCTGACAAGTACACCAGGCACGTTGAGAAGATCCTCCTCGACACGGAGCAGCAGTTCCCCGAGGTAGTGCTCAGTGAGACCGAGCCTGGTGGAGTGGAGGGCCTAGTCAATCTTGTTCTGGGGAGAGTGATCCGGGACGCTATGCTCAAGGCGCTCACTGAGAGCCTCAACAATGCAATCAATATCGTTCTCTTCAAGGCAGGATTTGAGACACACTTCGAGGAGATCGAGAACGACAAGGGAGAGGGGATCAAGATTGGTGAGCGGATCGAGGATCCAGCCTACAAGGGAGTGGTGAAGCTCAGGATCACTGCACTGGACATTGTCAATCTGGAGAGCACGTCATGACCATCGATCTCACCACTCGAGAGATATTACTGCTCTGGATCCTCTACACTGTCCTGGTACCATTCACTCGAGGGTTCCTGGTTCCCCTATTCATGGATGTATACTCAGCGCTCAAGAGGAAGGGGACAGGATGACCACAGCGATGAATCACAATGAGATTGCAGCTATATGTAGAGAGCTCCTCGAGGAAGAAGGGTTCACGGATCTCAGTAGGTGGGACGGTGAGATCTATCGCTTCGCTGCTGAGTTCGCTGGGAGGGCTCTGGCACGTAAGGCTGTGAGAGAAGAGTTCCGAAGGATCTACCTCGGAGTCATCGAGAGGACCATACCGATCATAGCAAGGGAGTTCGTCAACGACACCAGGCTGATGACAGCTGAGGGGAAGTGGACTCCTGAGTCCGTGCTCCTCTGGGCTCTGATGAAGCGCCTTGCAGAGGTGACACCACACCCGGAAGGGATGGTGATCCTCAGCTCCGAGACACGTCAACTCGAGCTGGATGTCCCTCACATACCGGAGAACGCTGCTCTCATAATACAGGTTATAGGAGAGAACAGGGTCCGCGTCACAGCAGCGGATCCTATAGTGATAGAGGAAGAGGAGAAGGAAGGATGACCGTCTACAGTAAGTCAGCTACAGCCGAACAGTCCCAGCTCATGAAGGAGTTCGAGGAGCTCACGGGGTTCGAGTTCCTGCACCAGACCGCTCTCGACTTAGGTGAGATGACGTTCGATGATACCTGGAGACTCAATCTGCAGTGGTATCGAGACCACATCCAGGAAGTCACTAGGTCAGTAGAGGATCTTTATACACCGGAGGAGGCATGAGCAGAGGAGCTCTACATCCATCAACTCACTGGTTGACCTGCAGGCACCAGATCTGCCGGAACGGGTTCGACTATCAGATGCCATGTGACGTGCTGAAGGAGATGCCGGGAGGAAGGGTCAAGGTCCGCGTCTATGGCAACAGGTACTGGGGAGGATCTCGCTCGAGGATCCGCTATGTCTCGAAGTACAGAGTCAAGGAGAGGAAGAGCCTGCTTGAATAAGGAGACCACATGAACAAAGGAGTCCGATACCCGGAACACGAGAAGATTGCAAGGCTGGACGGAACGAACAACCGGATCGGTGAGTTCCTCGAATGGTTGAGGGACGTGCATCACGTTCAACTACCGAAGTCGATCTCAGATCTACTCGCTGACTACTATGAGATCGACCTCGACAAGCTCGATGAGGAGAAGCAGCACCTGCTCAAGGTGCAGCGCCGTCTCCCTGTGTTCGATGACATCGAGAAGGACATTGTTACTGTCCGAGGTGTAGGAGAGGCAGACGCTCCTGACCGTTCACGGTTCGGAGGTGAGCAGGATGAGCAGCACTCCTGAGAGCATGGTATGTGCAGCAGCGTCCATCACGGTCGATGGTGTCACTACTACCTTCACCTCTACGATAGGGTGCAAACCAGGCCGAGAGAGTCTCATGCTCGACATAGCCTGGAGGAAGACCATGATCCAGTTCAACGAGGATCTGGACGGAGCGAAGGAGACGGAGGAGAAGACATGAGATGGTGGAGAGAGCTCAGAGATCCCGCGCTGAAGTGCAAGCGCTTAGGACATAAATACAGAGAAGGATCCAGGAGGATCCGGCGTGAGACACATGAGTTTCGCTCCGTCTGCATAGACTATGAGCAGCGCTTCAAGGAGTGCTCCCGTTGCGGACACTGGCAACTGCTCGAGGAGCGAGAGCTCGACAGGTACACCGGAGTCTCCATGCCGTCCTCCTGGTGGGATGAGATGAGGGAGAACGGGTTCATCGTAGTCAGATAGGAGACACAATGAAGCACGTCATGCTAGACATCGAGACAATGAGCAGGAGACCGAACGCTGCAATCGTATCAATCGGCGCTGTACCATTCAACTCTGCCGGTCAGATTGCAGCACCGGTCTCCCTCTTCTACCATACCATCCACTTGAAGAGCTGTGAGCAGGCTGGTCTCCACATAGGAGCAGAGACGGTGGACTGGTGGATGCACCAGGACACGAAGGCACGTCTTGAGCTCCACATGAACTGTCAGGAGATCGGACTGGTCCTCGACCGCTTTACGCTCTTCCTAGAGGACATCAAGAAGAAGGAGAGCTGTGAGCCCTTCATCTGGGGACGCGGACCAGGCTTCGACAACGTCATCCTCCGTGAGGCTTACCGTACTATGGGAAAGCCCTGTCCCTGGAACTTCAGGAAGGATCGGTGCATGAGGACACTCGAGCTGATCTATGCAGCCCAGGGACATAGTGTCTCTGACGTGCACCGCGAGCTCGAGAACATGGAGGACAGGGTAGAGCACCACGCTCTGCATGACGCTATGTTCCAGGCCGGTGTCACTTCACTCATGCTGAAGGATCTGGAGGTCAGTATATGAACGAGCCTATCTACTGGGATCCACACAAGGAGCGCTATGTCACCGGCAAGTGTTATGGTGAAGGATCCTTCAACAACCGTCCGCGTGATTGTGTCGAGGAAGACGAAGAGTGAAGTGCACGGACGGACAAGGCCGGAAGTGTGAGCGGACTGCAGAGTACATGCTCCATGATGGGAACGTGAAGATCCCCGGAGGAGGTATGTGTGAGGAGCACGCGCTCGAGTGCCTGCAGGAGTACGCTGACAAACTAGATCTACACTGGCAGGGGATCCCTATCGATGAGTACGGGAAGAGAGCCCGAGGGAAGAGGATCCTCAGAGCAACAAGGAAGACCGGATGACTGTATTGACACACTTGGGAGCCTTCGTCCTGGGGCTGTTCGTTGCAAGGTACGTCCTGCTCCGGCGCTGGGCGAAGATCGAGAGCGACATCGAGGATCTCAGAGACAGGATCTACCTTGCAACCGAGCGACTGCTCGAGGAGGAGTGATGCCGAAGCAGGAAGTCTACACGTGTGACATCTGCAAGAAGAGCGCTCCGATCTCTCATGCCGATGCAGCGGACTACATGGTCCTCCACGGAACGAAGGTCAAGAAGACCTGGAGGAAAACGAAGCCGAAGGATGAGGGAGCTGACTTCCATAGGACTCTCTGCCCGAGGTGCATGGACACCACAGAGCAGATCCTCGAAGCGCTGACGAAGAACATGGAAGGGAGCGAGTGACCGGCGTATTGCCAACACGTGAGGACGCTCGCTCCCGAACAAAGGAGACACCGATGGAAGAGAAGATGCAACCGAAGACCAGCAGAGAAGGGGTGACCGAGGAGGATGTCAACCGAGTCTATGATACCTTCTGGAAGCCTATCCTCGAGACAAACCCGGATGAGGGACAACGAGTGCAGCGGGGAGTCACCGACTTCAGCATCACCCAGGCGAAGAAGGAACTCTATGACTTCTGGGTTCTGATGCAGAACGTCCCTCAGGTCTACAGCGCTGTCACCGGAGGCAGAGTCAGCAAACACATGACCTGCCCGTCCGCTGTGATCTCAGAGTTTGAGGACTACACCAGCGAAGTGACCAGGGAAGAGGTGAAGGAGCAGACCGAGGAGATCACCGCCGAGAAGAACCAGGCGCTCAAGGACCTCGAGCATCTCAAGAAGAACCTGGCCTCAGCTGAGCGGATTCGGGGGCAGAACACCCGGCTCCGGCGTGCAGTAAGGCAGGCACTCGCTGAGATGCCATTCCCAGTGGGGACCATGAAAATCAAGAAGGCATTGACAGACGCGCTCCACTTCAAGGTACAATCTGAGGAGAAACCTCAGGAGGAGAGCAGTGAACGAAGAGATCCACATGCCGGTGACACTCAAGGAAGCCCGTGAGCTTGAGAAGCTAGATGCAGTCTGGGACTCGATCACCACCGTTGTCGGACTGTATCACTACTTCAGGATCCTGGGAGAATCGAGGACCAGACAGATCCTGCAGGAGCTCACAGAGAAGAAGCAGGTCCACATGCACGTCATCAAGGTGATGGAGTGCGGACGTTGTGGGATCCGGGAGACTATCGCTCCGATCTCAGAGGGTGAAAAGTTCGCTCTCGGTATAGATAAACGGTATAGATGCTTCGCGTGCAGAACACTCTAGGAGGCCGGATTGTGACAGATAAGAAGGAAGAGTACAAACTACCAGAGGACATATATGAGATCCTCTTCGATCAATACCCGAGCATGACAGAACTGCTCGAGCGTCAGATGAACTCGTTCCACAGAGGGAGGAACGCTTACTTCTCAGCACGTCAGCTCCTTCTACTGCTCAAGAAGCTCCGTGAGTCAGGGCTGCTATGGAGGCCGTGGTTCATGAAGAAGCTCCACGAGATCCAGCAGGAGAACGGGAAGGAAGGACTGATTGAGAAGTATGTCCGTGAGATTGAGAAGGAGAACGAAGAACTCAAGAAGAAACTAGCAAAGCAGGAGACCAGTGATGAGCAATAAAAAAGATCTACATATCCGGGTAGAGCTCACTGGGGAGGACCAGCACACGCTCATTCTTGACAGCAGGGAACACTTCCAAAAACACCCAGACCTCACTCTCGATGAAGTTAGGCAACACATAGATACTGAGCTCGACTCCTGGAGACAGAGAGGTCGAGATGAAAAAAGAACCAGAGACGGCGAACCAGATCCGTCACAGAATACTACAACACTGGAGGATAACACACGGCAGGATGAAGAAGGATCCTGAGTGTGCATCCTGTAGAGCACTCGAGGCAGAACTCGAGAAGGCAAGGGAGAGGGAGCGGACATGATCTGTGGACTATGCAACTGGAAGGGAACCAGACCGAACAAGCAAGGACTCTGGTGCAACTGTGATCTCTCCGGCAGGAAGCAGATCCGAGCAACCGACTCCGCGTGTGACTGCTTCGATGAAGATCCGAAGGCGCTGGAGTTACTACAGTACGGTCAACACTTGGAGCTTGAGAACATGAGACTATGGCAGCTGGTGCTCAACCAGTGCTCCGCGCTCACCTCAGCTGAGAGGCTTGTCCTCTTCCACATGAGGATCTCCCAGAACATCAAGAGACTCCTGGACCTGATGGACAAGTGCCAGGTCTTAGAGGGTACATCCCTCCTGACAGGACCAGTCCCTCAGCTCCAGGATGCACACAGAGCACTAAGACAAAAGCTCAAGGAGACCAGCATGAAGTATCCGACACCCGAGGAGGTTGAGGGAGCTGACCGCGTCCAGCTCGCTCGATGGAGCAGGTACCTCAACTCACCAGGCGCTGCAGCAATAGGGACTCTAGAGTTCAACGAGCGTCTGGAGGAAGAGGGGAAGATCCTCGAAAGGATCCTCGAGAGGTTCGAGGAGGCCGGAGGTATGACACCGGAGATCAGCAAGGAGATCGGATGGTAGACGAAGAGAAGAAGCACCGGATCATAGTCAAGTACAAGCTCTATGGTGAGCACGTGAGGACACGGATCTTCATAGGACCTCTCAACGAGGAGAAGCCCTCGAACGCGGGGAGTCTGTTGTTCCGTCTCGATGAGTTCGAGGCTCTCCGTGAGATCCTGCAGAAGGGTCTGAAGGAATACAGGAACGCGGAGCTCGAGTTCCGTGAGGTCGATCACATCGGAGGCAAGGATGAAGTTTGCTCCTCCTAGATGGACATGGAGGTTCCTGCCGAAGGAAACACAGAGAGCTCTCACAATTGCGAGTGTCAGAGAGAACATGCTCTTCTTCGGGTATGATCTCAGTGATGTCACCGATGAGGAGCTCGAGGATAACGCTGTCAGGGCTGCTCGGATGATTGCTCGAGCAATGCCAACAGTGCAGGAAGCAGCAGAGGCAATGAAGACCTTAGCTCGAGCAGCTGGTCAGGTAGGATTGAAACGAGCAGACATATTGCCAGGACCTGGTGGTGGTCCACAGTCAGATGAGCCGCTTGCCTAGTTCCCCTAGCTAGGCTGTCCCTTGAAACCCCATTGACTCCACCACCAGGATCCCGGCAGAAGGAGACCACTGAGATGGTATTCAAGAAGAGGAAGGAATACGATCATAGAGAAGCTGTCCACGATCTAGTAGATAATCTCCTAGATAAGGAGAAGAGAGTGAAGAGGGGAGGTTCGCGCCCTCGCTGGTTTCCCCGGATGCTCACTATTCCTCGTTTCCTGGACCACCAGGGGAGATATAGGGGAGAGGACAGGGAGTTCGTTATAGGAGAACCGTATGGGATGGACAGTGATCTAGTAAAGGATCTAATTAGATTTTGCGACAAGCACGGATTCGACTTTGATATTGAGGCCGGTTCTACTTATTATCCTGGAGCTACTGTGCTTGTTAGAATATTCAGGAAGAACACATGAAGGGCTTCGTCATAAATAAGATCCTGACTGAGATAGAGCCCGAGGAACCTATAGGTCAGTGGATCCTCGAGATCCTCTTCCGTGTGCCTCAACCGGTCATCAACATACTCACTGACTACAAGGCTGAGAACCTTCCTACCCAGGTCTACAGATACTATGCTCACCTGCAGCCTATAGGTCACGAATACCTGGACAGGTTCCACTCTGCTCGAGCGGATCTCATAGCGTCTCTTCTCGATCCCCCCGAGGAGATCCCTGGGAAGGTAGAGTTCGAGCTCGAACCTCCTGGGGATCCCTCACACTGGTTGTGCAATCATATCCTCGGGTTCACTAACTATGAGCTCTCTGTCCTCTGCAGGATCCCGGAGCCTCAGCTCTCGAAGCCTCAGCGGTTCCTGCTTCCGGTGTTGATGGTTGCTCTTGATACGTTACGGGGACTGAAGGCTCACGAGGATCTGTTGACACACTACCACAGGACCAGGTATAGACTCATCAAGTTCTACATGGATGCTTACTATCACGCGCTGGACAAGTGACTAGGTGCTCCCCTTCGGGAGTGCCCAGGTTGCAACCCTCTTCTTCCCGAAGCCTGTGGTCTCTCTGACTATGCCGATGTCCTTCCCTACAGATCTGACAATCTTCATATTGATCCCTCTAGCTTCTGCTGCTCGCTCGAGATCACTGAGCTTCATCGGTCCATCAGTCAGAACATCACGAAGGAACTCTTCAACCTCGGTCCTCCGCTCCTTCTTGCTGGAGGTGACTGATATGATCTCATCACTGTCGAGATCTACAAAGTCACCCCAGACGAACTTAGATCGATCCTGGTATTGCAACTTGTCTGGAAGGGATTCTATTGTGAAGGTGAGCGCAAGAGGTTTCCTGGTGATGTTCAACTTCGTGACTGCCATGACTCGAGTGTCTGGATCATCAGGATGTACTCCTATTGTGAGGACCACTCGAGCAAGACCGGCGAAGGCTATACTCCCCTGACCACGGTAGAGAGCTCGATCCTTCGTTGACTTCGTGAGATGCCGAACAACCAGGACAGAACAGTTGAAGCGCTTTGCAATCTCGGAGAAGTAGGAGAGAGCCTGCTGTGTCTCACTGGCCTTGTGGGTGTCTGCTCTTCCTATGTAGGTGTTTATGGTATCGAAGACAACCAGGTCTGGCTTCAGAGCTTCAAGTCCTTCATAGACTTCATCGAGAGCATCCTCTTCATCAACCATGAAGAACTGCTCCTCCTGGAAATAGTTCTTCATGTTCCTGCAGCCGTTGTCAACGAGTCTCCTCTTTGTCACAGTACCTGCAGAGTTCTCGGTGTCGAAGTATGCAACTTTCCCCTTCACTGCTTTGTGAGCTCTAACAGTGGGGAGTCTCTTCCCATCTACAATGTGCATCCCTATCATCTCAGCAAGGTATGACTTACCGAGACCAGGATCTCCCTCGAGGATAGTGAGCTCTCCGCGTGCAAGGTATGGATACCAGATCCACTCAACAGCCTCTTCCTCTACATCCTCTATAGGTGTGAACAGGAAGCGCTCACTGTCCGCGTCTTCATGTGCTGTGATCGGTGCAGTCTCTAGCTTCTGACTGACTACCTTGTTGAGCTCGCGCCGGAGCTGCTTGTCTCCATTCCTTCGACCGGCAAACTTATTCCAGGGTGAGACACGAAGTAGAGTGAAGGCCTCATCTGTGGTCATCCCTGCTTCAATGCAATCATTGTTGAGTCTCCATAGTACCTCACTCCTCTTGCCCGTCTTAGGTTTCCCGTTGAGGATCTCCCTCCGAGCGAACGGAGTCAGCTTCTTCTCATATCTCTTGAAGACTTTGATTGCTTCACCGAAGCTGGGCTCAGGCTCCTGGTCCTTTGGCAGCAGCTTCTCGATCTCACTAATATTGTAAGAGGGACCATCACTCCAGAGGACATTGACCTTCGGTGTGTGTTTATACTTATAGTTTGTTGTGTTAGGAACGCGAAGGACCTGGGTGAGATCCCAGCCTCCGAGATCTGCTTCGAGCATGTAGGTCAAGCGCCTATTGAGCTCTTCAGTGATCTCTTTGTCTGTGATCCACAGTCCTACATACCTCCCAGGGGAAGACTGCCATGCAATAGAAGGCATTGGTTTGATCTCTGATGGATCTACTTCATCAAGATCTGCCCAGAGGAGCTTAGGTAGAACTGCATATTCCTTTAAGCGCCGAGGCTTTGAGAAGCCGTGGGGACACCAGTACATATCCTTGTCTAGGTTGTCTTGCACGTACTGACGAACCGTCTTGAATTGAGAGCGGGTGAAGAACTTGTCATCCCACTTCCCTCTTCGACTCTTTGAGGAGATGCAGAAGTATCTACCGGGTTGCTCCTTCCACACCCTTGTCACGAGCATCTGCTCTCCTCTTCTGTTCGAGCTTCTTCAATCGTTGAACTTCACCCTTCGGGATAAATATCGCCCAGCCCACCTTCTTGAATTTGACTTTTCCGTTATACATCCGGGATGTGAGGAGAGAATAGGTGATTCCTATCTCTTCAGCAGCCTTCTTCGCTGGTACGTAGTTCCTTAGATCCACAGGTTCCTCCTCTCTCATAATAGGGGTTGACAGATATTTTGATTTGATATAATATAATAGAATATTATTTACGTCAACAAGAAAAAGGTATATGATAGCAGAAACTTGACACAATGCAATCTCAATAAATAGTCAGCCCTAAGACCCTATGGACACTGATACTTACAGGAGACCTGGTGCCTTCAGGATTAACAAAACGAGACCCTCGTTGCTCTCGCTGTCCCTTACATAAGACTGCAGACTACGTGTGCCTCCTCGGGGATGAGAGATCTCGAAAGCAGATCCTTCTGGTGGGTGAAGCTCCTGGAGTACAGGAGGAAAAGGCAGGCAGGCTCTTCATAGGCCGTGCTGGTCGATTGCTCCGGCAGACACTCACTCGCTCTGACTTCTCCGAGGAGGATTATAGTATCATCAACTCAGTGTGTTGCAGGCCTCCGGGGAACAGAACACCGAAGGCCTCTGAGATCAAGGCGTGCAGGCACTGGGTTCAAAAAGTGTTCGAGGATGTCCGTCCGAAGTATGTCCTTTTGATGGGAAACCCGGCGCTCAAGTCAGTACTCAATCTCACCGGTATCACGAAGCATCGAGGAAGACCTCAGGAGAAGTCAGGGATCACTTTCCTTCCTACCTTTAACCCTTCAGCAGTCCTCCGGGATCCGAACAAGACAACAGCGTTCGAGGCAGATCTCAATCTCTTTGCTGAGATAGTAGACAACGGAGGAGTGCCCAGGGAAGAAGGACTCAACCCTGTGGTAGTATCGAACAATAAGCTCGTTGCTGAGATGCTCGAGGATCTCAACGGAGGTGTCTCCTTCGACATCGAGACCACATGTCTCTATCCCTGGGACAAGGGAGCTCAGGTCACCTCTATAGGATTTGGAACAAGGAGAACTCAGTGGATCATTCCGGTCCCTCACTTCCGTCCTGAGTCAAAAATATGGACACCTAAGCAGCTCGATGGGATCCTCAATAAGATCACCAGGGAGCTTGAGGACTGTGTGGTCATTGCTCACAATGGAAAATTTGACAGTCTATGGATGAAGGTACACCACGGAGTAGAGTGGAAGATCGACTTTGACACCATGCTTGCTCACTATCTCTTGAACGAGAACTCGAGGCACGCGCTGAAGTATCTCGCTCAGATCTACCTCGGTGCCGTTGACTATGATCTGGATCCTCGGACTGCTCCCTGGGACAAGTTCGTTGAGTATCACGCGAAGGATCTCTACTACACCAGGAGGCTCAAGTACCTGTTTGCAAAGAGGCTCTTCAAGGAGGGGAGCCTGAAGACTATCTTCGATGAGATCCTCATGCCGTGCTCCACTCTATTCACAGAAGCAGAGCTCAACGGGTTCTATGTTAATGTCCCAGAGATGGGAAGAGTAGAACAGGATCTCACCCAGCAGATCGAGCAGCTCGGGAAGAAGCTCAAGAAGTACGGAGACATCAACTACAACTCGACACAACAGCTCGCTGAGCTCCTCTTCAAGAAGCTGAAGTTGAAACCTACAAAGTTCACCGGAACAGGAGCAGCCTCCACAGACAAGAGTGTGCTCAAGCGTCTGAACCATCCTATCACGAAGGCACTGCTGGACCACCGCTCAGCAACTAAGCTCCTCGGGACATACATCAACGGCTGGAAGCCCTTCCTGGTGGGACGTGTTATTCACCCCAGTTTCCTGCTCCACGGGACGGTGACAGGCCGGACCAGCTGTCTCTCCGCAGATACTCGAGTAACAATGCCAGGTGGGTTAAAAGCTATCCAGAACATTAAGAAAGGAGATTTGGTTTATTGTTACGATAATGATGAGTGTTTAACTTTGGATAGGGTAAGTAAGGTCTGGTGTACTGGTCTAAAGCCTGTGTACTTAATAAAGTGGTACAGTGGACGTAGGAAAGGTTCTCTGGTAGCTACGGGGGACCATCTTGTGAGAACCCCAGAGAATACGTACAAGCAAGTCCAGTCCCTCCAAAAAGGCGACTCTGTTGTTGCTCTGAGTAGGCACACATATCAAAATTCCCCGAAAGAGTACCCTGAATTAGGTATATATAAAGATACCTCCCCACGAAGGGATGAGCATCGAGTTTTGTTTGAGATTACTCATGGTTACCCGGCTGAATCTGTACACCATAAAAACGGTTTGATAAAAGACAATCGCTTATCTAATCTAGTGGGCTTGTCTCGCTCCGATCATACGAAAATGCACCAGACCTCCAAAGAAGCATCAAGGAGAGGCTTTTTGTCTCATAGCAAATACGGAAGTAAAATTGTAAAAGCGACAATAGTAGCTAGGAGAAAGTGGTCGGAGAAGTTTCTACCCGCTAAAGTTGCCTATAGTGTATTTAGGAAATACCAGGGGACTGTGGGGGCAGCAGAAAAAGCCGCTAAAGAACTAGGAGTTAGTCGAAAAACTCTTACTTCTCGTTTAGCTGATCTAGGAGTGGGGGGTTATAAAAAAAGGAATAACCATACTATCCTGTCTATAGAACGACTCCCAGGACTTCACCAGGTATATGATATGGAAACTGAAACACATCATAATTTTATAGCTGAGGAAGTATGTGTTCATAACTGTGAGCATCCGAATTTGCAGCAGGTGCCCAGGGACTCCTCAATCAGAGCACTCATCACAGCTCCCCGAGGCTGGGAGTTTGTTGAAGCAGATCTCTCCCAGATCGAGCTCCGTATTGCAGCAGAGCTCGCTGGTGAGAAGAACATGCTTGAGACCTTCTACAACGGACAGGACATCCACTGGAGGACAGCAGTCAGGGAGATCTCACGCGCCGGAGGAGAGGCTGAGCTGGTACTGAAGACAGCGAAGAGGTACCTCAAGCACAAGGTAGAGTATGATGAAGCAGTCCGGTTGATCTATGACATGGGTGTGAAGGCTGCAGCGAAGATAGATGACCGCTGGAACGATCTCCGCTTCAAGGCTAAGGCTGTGAACTTCGGGTTCCTCTATGGTATGTGGCACAAGTCCTTCAGACAGTACGCTGAGGATGAGTATGGGATCAAGCTCTCCGAGCTCCAGGCGAAGGCAAGCAGGGAAGCATACTTCGACATGTACCCTGGACTCGAGGAGTGGCATGAGAGACAACGGCGCTATGCAAGGCGCTGGGGATATGTGACCTCACTGAGTGGAAGGAAGCGCCGTCTCCCTCTCGCTCAACTCGGTAGAGACTGCCCGGAGAGAAGGGATGCAGAACGTCAGGCAATCAATACTCCGGTGCAGAGTTTCGCAAACGAGCTCAATTTAATGGCAGCACTCCAGATCCGGGAAGAGTTCGGAACAGGGACCTCGGACAAGATCAAGATTGCAGGGACCGTCCATGACTCCATTCACTTCTGGATCCGTAGGAAGCACGTGGAGAAGATAGTCCCGAGGATCCTGGAGATCATGAGACACCCCGCGCTGCTCGACAAGATGAACATCAAGCTCCGTGTACCTATCGAGGCAGAGGCTAAGATCGGACCGTGGAGTGCCGGAGTGGAGTTAGAGCAGTGGGTAGAAAAGAGTTAATAATAAACAAGGTAAGCAAGACTGTCTTAACTTCTTACTTTTGTATTAAACGCGGGCGTTTAGAGAGAACTATAAAACATCGTAGTTATAGTTTTAAGGGGCCTGAGATAACTGGCTTATTTGTCTCAATTAAAAATAGACTTTATAAGGTTAGTCATGTTTTATTTCGATTGAGTCACAGCTATAAAAAGATTCCTGTTGGTTGTGAAGTAGATCATATTAATAGGGACTATATGGACAATAGGGTATGTAATTTGAGACTGGCAACCTGGTCCCAAAGTCAAGCAAACAGGGGGATTAAATCGGGTATATCTGGTCTCCGGGGAGTCTATCCTAGCGGTAGTAAGTCGAACCCCTGGAGGGCTAGAGGATTCGTTGTGACGGGCGCAGGATTGAGTTGGGGCTGTTCAAAGATAAGAAAAGCGCTGCTGAGGCTTACAATGAGTATGCGCATAAGATATTCGGTAAATTTGCTGTACTTAATAAGGTTTAAGGGAAGGAGCTGGAACAATGGCAGACCTCTTCAAGGTAAGTCAGACAAAGGTCAGGACGTTCAGGACCTGCAGGAGAGCGTATCATCTCAGGTATGTGGACGGCTGGAAGAGAATAGTCAAGGCACGTCCTCTCACCTTCGGGATAATCATCCACGAGATGCTCGAGGCCTTCGCTGAGGGGAAGGATCCGTTCGCTGTTCTCAACAAGACAGCGAAGGTGAACAAGAAGCTCTTCGCTGATGAGCGTGAGATGTATGGGAATATCATTGAGGACATCCGTGTCATCATGCAGAACTACTTCAGGATCTACACGAAGAAGTCCCTCAGGTTCATCAAGCACCAGGGGAAGGCTGCAGAGCACGCGCTCGAGGTTGAGATCGGTGACGGGTTCCTCTTCGTGTTCAGGGTCGATCACTTTGGACGGACTGAGAACGGCCTCCGCTGGTTGGTTGAGAACAAGACCTTCTCAAAGAAGCCGAGTGAGGACCAGCGCTGGAGAGATCTTCAGACTTGCATGTATATTAGAGCCTGTGAGATGCTGGGGATCAAGCACTTGAATGGAGTCCTCTGGAACTATATCAAATCGAAAGCTCCCACCAGACCGGAAGTTCTCCAGGACGGAGTGCATCTGAGCAAGCGCAAGATAGATACCCTCCCGGAGACAGTGATGTCAGTCATCAATGAGCACGGTCTGAAGGAGAAGGACTGCAAGGAACAGCTCCAGCACGCGAAGAGCAATGTCAGCTCCTACTTCGATAGAGTCATCACTCCTGTAGTCCCTCAGGTTGTGGACATTCTCTTCAACGAGTTCCTCGAGACGTGCATTGACATCAGGGACCAGCACGGGGAGATCATAGATAGAAACATAGGACAACACTGTGGATGGTGTGAGTTCGAGACTCTTTGCCGGACTGAGTTGACCGGTGGGGATCTCGACTATGTAAAGGAGCATGAGTATGAGCGAAAAGAAGAGTTCAAGGACCAGGACCTCGAGAACAAGGACGCGGAGTAGTAAGAAGACAGAGCTCCCCGTGAGGCCTGTCAGTGAGGTAGAGCAGCACCGGAGCATGGTGGTCTATGGACGGAGCGGATCCGGGAAGACCACGTTCGCTGCTACCTTCCCGAAGCCTATGCTCCTGGTTGATGTGAGTGACAAAGGGACAGACAGCATCTCCGATGTAGAGGGGATTGATGTCATGGAGGCTGAGTCCTGGCAAGACTTCGAGCTCGCTTACTGGTACCTGAAAGAGAACCCTGATGACTACAATACTGTAGTGATCGATACCATGAGTCAGCTGCAGGAGCTCGCTATCAAGAAGATCCTCCTAGAGAAGTACAACGAGGATGAAGCTCAGAGTGAGTGGGGATCCCTATCTCAGAGAGAGTGGGGTGAAGTGACTTCGGTGTTGAAGACATGGATCACTCACTATCGGAACCTTCCGATGGAAGTGGTCTTCATTGCTCAGGACAGGGTGTTTGAAGTGGATGAGGATCTGGATCCTGAAACAATGCTCGATCCTGAGGTAGGTCCCCGTCTCGCTCCGAGTGTGACAAAACATCTCAATGCTTCAGTACACGCTATAGGGAACACCTTCATCCGAAGAAGGATACGACACAAGGAGGTGAAGAGAAAAGGGAGCAGAAAGACGAAGACGAAGGAGATCCCTGAGACTCAGTATTGTCTCAGGATCGGTCCAGATCCCGTCTATGCTACAAAGATCAGGAAGCCGAAGGGGATCAAGGTCCCCTCCGTTATTGTGGATCCTCACTATGAGGACATACTTGAGTTGATCCAGGGAGGTTAAATAGTTATGGCAGGAAGAACAAGAGCGAAAGCAACAGACAAGAAGAAGACCACAGGGAGAGGAGGGTCATCAAGGTCAAGGTCCAGCTCCAGTGGCAAGAGCTCAACCAGGAGCAGAGCCTCTTCGAGAGGCAAGAAGAAGGACGGTGTGAAGGTAGACTTCACCGATGTCGAGTCTCGCGTACTTCTCCCTGAGGGAGAGTACGAGGTCAAAGTAGACTCCATCAGCATCAAGACCTCGAAGGAATCCGGGGAAGACTATCTCGAGTGGTTGTTCAGGACTCAGAACGTAGAAGAGGACCGCTATGACAAGCAGCCTCTCTACTTCAACACGTCCCTCCAGCCTCAGGCGCTCTGGAACCTGAGGAGCCTGCTCGAGACTCTCGATGTAGATGTCCCGAGCGGTCCGACGGATCTGCAGTTCGAGGACATCCTCGGACTCGAGATGATTGCAGTTGTCGGTCATGAGATGTGGGACCAGAAACCGCGTGCCCGTCTCGTTGACTTCCTTCCCATCGATGCCGGGACCGGAGAGCATCCCCGTGTAGATGACGGAGGAGATCCCGAAGAGCTCGAGAAGCTCACCGAGGGTGAGGTCAACGACATGCCCGAGGATGAGCTCGAGGACGTTGTCGAGAAGTATGATCTCGATGTAGATCTCTCGAAGATCACCCGGATGAGGAAGAAGCAGGGAGCAGTCTGTGACGCTCTCGATAACAAGGGATACCTGGAGGACTAGGTCCCTCCCTTTTGATGTAGGAAGCAGCTTGCAGAGAAGTGCTGTATACCCGGACTAGCTGTGAGCACTGCCCTGTTTGTCTACGCACGGCAGGAGGAAAACCGGGTTGACTTGTTGTGGACTACATCTCTCACTGGAGCGGGTAGTACCAGTCCTAGTCCCTAAGTACCTCACGTTGAGAGGTCACCTCCGGTGAGATTTTATTATGAGTGAGAAGCCTGAATCAAGACTGCAGAGGAAGATCCAGAAGGCGCTGAAGAAAGCGTTCCCGAGATCCTACTGGAGGAAGATCCACGGGGGGCAGTTCCAGAGGAAAGGGATCCCGGATCTTCTCGGGTGTGTAGGTGGGTTCTATGTTGCTATTGAAGTTAAGATTGGAACAAGCAAACCCAATCCTTTACAACAAGCAGTAATTAAAAGCATCAAAAGTGCTGGTGGGATTGCTTTTATCTCTACTGAGGTAGACCATTCTATCAGGGTACTGACTAAACATCTTAACGGTAAGTTTGCTAGGACTCGCTTATACAACTCCTGGCATAGTATGATGGGGAGATGTTATAGGGATTCACATATCAGTTACCCTTACTATGGAGCTAAGGGTATCACAGTATGTCCTGAATGGCAAAAGGGGGTCTTTTTTCTTTGGAGAGACATGGGGTTTCCGCCCGATACTGAAGAAGAACGGTTCCTTTTGGACAGGATAGATCGTCATAAAGGGTACAGTCCAGGTAACTGCCGCTGGGTCACTGTAGCAGAATCAAACTGTAATAAAGGGGATACCCGTAATCTAACCTACAACGGTATGACTAAGCCTTTGGCTCAGTGGGCGGATACGTATAACATGAGCAAACAATTACTAAGGTACCGTTTAGATAAGATGGGATTACCCCTGTCAATCGCATTAACTAGACCGGTGAAATCGAATGGCCTTAAAATACGAACTCTATGATCGACATCTCCCTCACATAGATCTGATCCTCGAGGTCAAGACCGTTGCCTTCTTCGGTGAGCAAGGCACGGGGAAGACCTGGGTCACTGGAGGTGTGATAGAGCGTCTGCTCAGTGACACCTTCGAGGCTCTTGTTGTGGTTCCTCTCAGTAACATTGAGACCACATGGGTCGAGATCCTCAGCAAGATCGACATCACCATCTGCAGAGACTGGGAGGAGTACAAGAAAGCACCATGTCCGAAGCTCTTCCTGCTCCACTATGAGATGCTCAGGAAGCTCGACCGAAAGATCACCCGGAGATCCTGGACCTTCGTTGCCTTCGATGAGTCTCACCGGCTGAAGGATCGGAACACCTGGCAGTCAAGGATTGCCGGGAGGATCCATGACGCGGAGTACAAAGTGCTCTTGACAGGGACTCCCTTCGATGATCTTGAGAAGGATCCTCAGCAGCTCTGGGCTCAGTTCAGGTTCTGCCGTCCTTCCATCTTCGGCACACGCTGGGGAGACTTTGACCAGAAGTACCTGGTCCCGTGCGGATATATGGGAAAGCAGAGGAAGTTCAGGAAGACCAGGCTCCCTCGGTTCCTCCGTCTGATCGAACCCTACACCATCAGAGTCACCCAGGATGAGGTGCTCAACCTGAAGCCGATCAAGTACCACTGGATCCCCGTGCAGCTCCTCGGCAGGCAGCGGAGACTCTATGAGGATCTCGAGCTGAAGGAGATCATTGAGGAAGAGGATCTCACCATCACAGCGGATCTGAGAATAGTCAAGGACGGGAAACTGCATCAGATGTGTGGAGGGTTCGTCTTCGATGACGAAGGAGATCTCCATCACGTAGGGAGAGCGAAGCTCCGAGGGATCAGTAAACTCCTCCAGAAGCTCGAGCGTCCTGTGGTGATCTTCTGCCGGTACCTTGCAGAGATCGAAGCGCTCGAGAAGATGCTCTCTGACTTCCGGGTGAAGACCATCACGGGGAAGAACAGGAAGGAACGTCCACAGATCAATAGGATGTTCCAGGCCGGAGAGCTTGACTACCTCGTTGCCCAGGTAAGGACCGGAGGAGTCGGTGTGGATCTGTTCCGATCCTTCAACGGAGTCTTCTACTCCACCAGTTTCAGCTTCATCGACTTTGACCAGGCGCTGAAGAGGGTACAGCGAGACGGACAGAAGAACCAGGTCCACATCTGGATGATTTATGCAAAGGATACTATTGACAGAGTGGTCTATGATGCAGCACTATCGAAGCAGGACGCACACAAAATGATCCTGGAGTACTTCAGGAAGAAGAACGAGCGGAGAAGCCACCGCTCACCCCGGTAGGAAGCTCCTTCGGCCTGGGAGCTTCCTACTTCTGTATGGTGAATTAAATGAACAATACCTCAAATAAGATGTTACACGTGAAACGGACACCCCTCTTTTCCCCTCAGTAGGCAACCACAGGAGACGCTCAGCAGCTTCGGAGGGCCTTCCTAGTGGTTCAGGACGGGTGAGTCCGTTAGGAGGCATATATGACGCTCCTCGAGAAGATCTCAATGTACCTGGTGATCGGGTGTCTGCTCGGTCTAGCAGGCTGGACTCAGAGGAAGAAGATCACCTACCCGTTCAACTTCTGGTCCTTCCTCATGATTGTCATCGGCTGGCCTGGTGTTCTGGGCTGGGTGTGTGCTCGGACCATCTTCCCCGGACGCAACAAGAGCGAGTGATCGGTTGACCACTCGCTCTCATCTATTGTTGTCCGAGTCAGCGGATCTCCGCTAGACCTCTTCTGCAGCAATAGCCTCCTCGAGGAACTTGTCCCCTATGACCTCACTCGCTCCGCTGAGGGCGTGAGTACCGAACGCTGCAGGCACGTCCTTTGCCTCGTTCGCGGCCTGGGCTCCGGCTGTCAGTGTTCCGATGAGTGCTGTCACATCATCGGCGCTGACACCGTCACGCACGGCATTGACGAGCTTTCCGAAGGACCTACCGAAGTTGACAGCATCACCTTTGACATAGTCTGCTGCACCCATTACAGGCCTCCTACAGGTTAAAGAAACGATACAACGCTGTCCTCACAGCGCTGACGTATTGAT